GAGTTTCTGGAAGTGTACTTCCACCGGGGAGAACAGTTCTGCATCCCGGAAATCTCGACCTGTAACACCAGCCCGGGATACCCCTCTCAGAATTACGAGAGCGGATTGCCCGCTTGCCCGCCGCCCTCCGCGTACAATCCTTTGTACACTACGGCTGCGTTTGGCATGGGTGTTCCGACCGGCGCGACAGACGGCCCGGTGCCTCAGCCGCCCACGGCTATGCCGCAGACCCCGGCTTCTGACCTTTAACCCGAGGGCACATAGCGGTTAAGGAATTGGCCCTTGCCGGGAAAGTTGTTGACCGGCAGGGGCCATGCTCCTACAACAACAAAACGTAAATACAACCTATGCCCGGAGAAGAAGACATGTACGGCGGCGGCGGTCCCTCAATGGCTCCCGAACCCGCAGCCGAAAAGCAGGATCGTAAAGAAGCCGCCGAGAGCGGGCAGACCTACCTGATTAACCGGGACGTGTGCCCGGACATGAAGGTGGGGGACGAAATGGTTGTGAAAATTGAGGCGATCCATGAAAAGGAGTACGAAGTCTCTTATGCGCCCGAAAAAGCCGACGATGAAGGAGCGCCGAAAGAGGGCATGGCTCCAGAGGCTCCAGAGGGCGCGGGCGGAAGTGGCGCGCCGGATTCGATGTATGGGTAACGATGACTCCCGGTGCCTTTGACTTGCGATCCTTCGGAGTTGGCGAATTTGGCCAGATGCCAGCTCGACTGTGTTCGCGGAATGGGCGCGGCGGTCAAGAGCTACCTGCTCTGTAACTTTTCAAATCTTATGGCAGTAAATTGCGATCCTTCTTCACTGGCGAACGCGGCGACCTGCTTCGATTCTTGCATCCCGCCCGGGCATCAAATGGCGGTGCAGACCTACCTCTTGGCGCTCATCGCGGGCGGCAGTATGGACCCGTCAACGCTGGCCAACAATGCGCGGTGTTTTCTGGACTGCATACCAACCGGAGAACAATTGGCGGTGCAGAATTATTTGCTCTGCCAAATCGTAAACAAATGACATGGCGATCAGTTGCGATCCTTCCACGCTCGGCAATGCGGCCCGGTGCTTCAATGACTGCACACGCGGGCCAATTGGGCAGTCGATAAAGACTTATCTCCTCTGTCAGTACGCGAATGTTCCAACCGGACCGGCTATTCCCGGCAGCATTGATATTTCTAACGCTTCGGTTGCCGGGAACACCATCGTGACTTGGACAAATTCAGACGTCCCTACAACCAATGAGATTTGGAAATCGGTGAACGGTGGGGCATTTGCTCTCTACTCGTCAGTCGCCGGTACCACACACACATTCACAGATGTTGCGGCAATGGCAGTAAACACGCATTGGGAATACCAAGTCAGGGCGTGCAGTTCCACCTGTTCAGCGTTCACATCGTCAGTTGGCGTTTCCCGGGACTTCGCTCCACTAACGTTGACCTTGCCAACATTGATTTTGGCGTATGGAAATTTGACCCTTGCGGGATCACCAGACGTCACTTTGACGATGCCGTTACTGAGGCGGGTATTTGGAAGTTTCTTGGCTCAGAACACACTTTTCACCGCCGCAAATATTAGCAGTCTGGCGGCAGTGGGAACTGATTTTAATTTCAACACTTCGGCTATCACTTCTTTAACCGCCAACTCACTGCTGACTGTAGGTGGAGCATTTTCCTTTTCTGGAGCAAACTTCATAAACTCGATCAGTGTCACCAGCTTGACCTCCATTGGTGGAATAATGGACCTAATCTCTGCCTCGCTGTCGAGCATCTCAGCGGGTAGTCTTAACAGCATTGGTACGGACTGGCTGTTTAACGGTGCGCCTTTCATTGTTCTCTCGTTTCCCTCTCTGGCTACCGTTGGGGGAGACATTAGCGGAACCAGTTGTCCAGCGCTCACCACGTTTTCGATCCCCGCGTTTACCACTTTGGGGGGGAACATGGATTTAGACTCAAGCCCAGCTCTAGCCAACGTCTCCATGCCGTCATTTGTCATTACGGACGGAGCCACTTTAGATTTTTCAGGGTGCGGAATCGCAGTTGGAAACTCCGCAGCCGGAACAGGAATAGATGGTATCCTCAGACGCGGAGTTGCTTCCGGCACCACGGTCAGTATCTATGCACTGGCTGGAGGAACCAACACCGCGCCGGATGCTGCCGGTTTAGTTGACAAAGGAATTTTGATCGGGGCAGGAAACACCGTACTAACAAACTGAGTAAACCTATTAAATGAACACCAAAAAATATCGCGCTCTCATTAGCCAAAACTCCATCGCTAACCCGGAAGTCACAGTGCTTGAAGACGGCATCGTCGGAATCCTTTGGGTCCGAGAATCACAAGGGCATTATTCGGGAAAAAAATCGGCTGCGTTCCCGGCTGAAAAAACTTTCCTGATGTGCAATGCCGGGAGCACTGTTGATGGATGGCAAGAACCCGGGATGCTCGTAACCCTTTACCGTCAGGACAACGACACGCTGATTTTGGTTACGCAGGACAAAGACGGCAATTTATCGGATGGCGAATTGTCGAACACGCCGGTTGAGGTAGTCGTATACGGGTAAGCACCAACTAAGGTAAAACCCTACTGTGCGGTCTGAGAAAGCCCGATAAATTTGACCGATGACAAACTTCCTTCACAATCGTGACATGAAAACGGCGCTGATAAAAGGGGCTGTGGGTATTGGCTCTGTCACAATGGGATCGGTAATCTCCCAGCAAAATATAGAGGCATGGCTGAAGGACGCATCCCTAGTTGTGGGCATCGCTGTTGGATTGGCGTCATTTTGGAGTATTGTTAGGAAGTGGAAGGCTAAAGAATAGCTCTTGCCACGGGCGCGGGATAGGTCATAAGTAAACGCCGTGAAAACAAAATGTGCCCTCATAATCGCTGCCGCGATCGTACTGTGCGGTTGCTCCACTACAAACATCACCAAACTCGTTGAAGCTTTGGGGAAAGACACGAATGCCGTTTCCGTTACCGTGTCATCGCCTTGGGCGACGATCACCGTAAACCGGAACATGCGGGTGTTGATCCCGTAAGGCATGGATCGTTTGATTGAATCAATTTCCCGTCTTGTCCACGAATTAGAGAGGGGCAGGGAGCAACGGGAGCGTGAGCATGATTGGGTGAAGGCACATTCAGGCTTGGCAACTAAATTCGACCTTCACGAAATGGAGAAAAGACTCATGGCAACTCAAACAGAATTAGCCGCCGACCTAAAGGCTGTGCTAGCGCAGCAACAGAAAACCGCCGCTGAAATCAAAGCGCTGGAAGAAGCTCAGGCAGTGGCGTTGCAGAAAATCACGGATTTGGAAGCGGTCATTGCCGCTGGCGGCACGCCCAGTCAGGAACTTGTTGACGCTGTGGCGGCAGTCAAAGCTCAGGCGCAAGTCGTGGACGATTTGATCCCCGACCTCCCGACCCCAACACCGACGCCGTAAATTGTTCCGACGCACCGCAATCGTTAGTCTCGCTATGGCCGCACTGGTTCTTACTGGTGCGGTCATTCGTTCTCCACGGGACCAAGCGAACCAGATTAAGAAAATACCGGCTCCAAAAAAGGTTGCTCCCACCAATACGGTTTTGATGCCGCCGGTACCTACGGCAGCACCGCTCGTTATAGTTCGACCGCCGTGGTTTGGACCTTACCACATCACTCTGGCTTGGCAGTCATCTCCGGGATTCACTTACTCGCTCCACGTGCGCAGCAACATGCTGCCGAGCTTCTACACCAATATCCTCACCACCAATACTTGGGCAACGGTGAGCAATCTCTGGCACCCGGGCTTTTACGAGTTTGCCGTGTCCATAGTTGCGACCGATGGATGGGAGAGCCAGATGTCGCCAGTCGTGCGCTGGCCACAACCCCGGACCAACTTCATCAGCATGGGAGTGAGCGCCCGAACCAATGACAATTGGGAAACCAACAGCACCTACATTGCCGATCTGCCGACTGCTTTCTACCGGCTGCAAAGCAACGCAGGGATGTACTCTCTACAGTCGTCTCCAAACTTCAAGCAGTGGACTACCGACACGAATTGGCCGACGCAAAATCCGCTCCCTACCTTTTACCTCCGGGATCAGCGATGGGATAACGTCACGGGCATTGAGCACCGTGATTAGGGTTTGTGGTTGAGTGATCCAGACTTCCAGCAGGCCCGGGCTTTGTCCCGCATCTCGGATTTCCAACGGTGATCAATTTCCCGGTGTTCCTTATTGGAGATGCGTTGAATCTTGAAACCTTTCTGGCGCGCACCCTCCACGGCGCAAACGAGCGCGTCAAACAAATCCGGGGATCGGCCCGTCTTTAACTTCATCTCCTCCTTGGTTTCGACTTCGATCTTGTTCGCGCCGACCGTCTTCCATTCCCGGGCGCAGCCTTCCAGCATCACGTCTTCGGTCATGGACCGGAATTGGCCAGCCTCGATGATCAGGCGAACGCTGTACCACAGCTCCGTCACGAATTTGGAGTAGTAGTCCCGGCAGCTCACGTCAATGTCAGAGGACACCTGCCGCTCAGTGGGTTTCCCGCCGAAGTCGATAGAGTTGACCATTGGGGACCAGTCACGTGCGAACGCGCTTACCAGTGAAGTCTTCATGCCCGCGTCAAAGAAATGATTCTCTGGCGGCAGGTTCATCAGCTCATGCTGCTTGCGCACGTACATGACGATTTGATCCTCAGGGGATTCGAAGTCGCTGGCCTTGATCGGTATAATCTCCACGTTCAGGAGCGCCATTATTTGCCGCTTCTCCCGGTTGGGATTTGTCTGGCTGATGATGGACTCCAGCAACATTTCGCCCGGCTCCGACTCCGCTTCTTCTCCAAACTCAATTGTCAGGAACACGCAACGATCACCGCCGACAGAACGATACGCGGCATCCAGCGCCGTGATCTTGGTGCGGTTCGAATCCTTCCAGATGGGTGCCTCCATCGCGCCGTGCTTGAGGCAGAGCTGGCGAGTGATGACGCGGCGGCTACCTTGACCCCGGGGCATCCGGCCCTCGTTGAACATCGTGTAATGCCAGTCGTCTTTGCCCCACGTCAAAGCATCGTTCTCCATTTGCTTGCGCGTAATGAGGAACGGGAACGGAACCGGATCGGCGGGATCAGCGTCCATGTTGGGACTGTCGGAGCCGGGGAGCTGGATGCAGATGCCTCCCTCAAATCGCGTGCGCCACACTTTGGTTTTTGGAGTCTGATCTATGCCGCCTTCCCAGCCGCCAATGGAGACATGCGGCTCGCAGAGGATTCCGAGCGCGTCAGTGGTTTGCGCCGGGTTGCCCATGCCGGTTACTTTGGTGTCACCTTGCTCATCCAGCGTGGCGATAGCGTCAATGAACGTCTTGGGCAGCGCGCCCAGCTCATCACCACAGAGCCGCACGCGTTTGTTTTTGATCCCTTGAAAGTCGCCGACGCCGACGAACTGATTTCCCTTTTTGCACGGCACACCCATCATGCCGTTTCTGAAATCCCTGCCCGCGCCGTCATCGTCCTGATCCCGGTCATCGGTTACCAGCCGTTGACGTCCCTCAATCAAATGCCCGGGCAACCATCGGAACCTTCGGAGCGCCAATCCGTGATGCTTTTTGATGTCGCCCCAAATGCGATCCTCCAGCCGCTCCTTGGTAGTGGAGCAAATCAAAACCGTTGTGCAGGTGGGGAACGCGTAATAGTCCACCAAATGGAAGATGGCCGCACACGCTGACTTGCCGGAATTCTTTGGCCCCATCACGCCCACGTATTTGTGGGTTAGCCAGTTGCTCAGGAACAACTCAAACCAGCGATGCTGTTTGATGTCTGGCCAAATCAGTTCGATAGCCTTTTTGTAATGGAAAAGGTTGCCCCGGCCCGCTTTCCCACCAAGCGCTTTTTCCCACTCGCCTCCCTTTGCGATCATCGCCAGCTCGATGCTGACCGGGTGCGCTTCTTCTCTCCACCAAAGACCGTAAAGCTCTATCTTTCTGCCGGAACCGGGCTTTTCCATATTGGGACCGGATTTTGGGAAACCTTTACGATTCGTTTTCACTTGTGGGAATCTAACGATAAGGGTACAGCACATTCAAGATGGCAGACAACGGCTCGCCAATAAAAACCGATGGCTCCCTCAATTTCCAAGGTGGGGTTGACTCGCTAAAGCCGACCACGGTAGCGACTCAGGCAAACCCCAACGGCTTGCGGCGTGATCAATTGGCTTGGCTTATCAACGGCAGCGTGCGGGATGGAGGCATTGAGCCGCGTGCGGCATGGCTCCAGCTCTACAAGCTTATCGGGATACTGGACCCAGCCCTTGTGAGTACGATCGGCTACCAAGGCGGCTTCCTTTACCGACCACTGGACGGCAATCCTTACTTTATATTTTCGGTGGGAGGAGTGATCTATAAAGCGCTCCCGGATGGATCAGCGCCGACCAATCTCAGCGCGGCATCCGGGTTGAAGAATCCAACCAACGTCGATCACGGTTACTTTTGTCAGGGAGAGCAATTCCTTGTCATTCAAGCTGGCGACGGCGTGACGCTGCCTTTGTTTTGGGACGGCACGACCCTCAGGCGATCAAACGGACTCATCCCCAACTCCAGCCCAAACTCAGGCCCGCAGATTATCAGCACCAACAACCAGCCGAGTTTTGTTGTACCGGCGTTGGGCGGTACGCTCGCGCTCAACTGGACGACCACCCCACCAGTGGGCAGCACTGTAGTGATTCAGAACCACGGCACGACTTTGCAAACGGGACAATTCTTGGTCAACACCGTGGCGGGAACATTGGTGACCATGACGATGACTTCCGCGAACAATGCCGCGTATGCGGTGAGCGCTGCAAATCAGGATTTGGTTTTGATCACCGTGGCGACCGCACCGCCGAAGGTTTCAGAGCTGCCTGCCGGTTACGCGATGGATTACTACATGCAGCGCATTTGGTACGTGTTCGGGGATCAGCGCACGTACACCGCTGGAGACATCGTTGGCAACACCAGCTCCGGGACCAAGCCGTATAATTTCACGGACTCGATTTTGAAGGTGACAGAGAACCCGCTGGCGCTTGGCGGGGACGGCTTCCACATTCCCAGCGACGGCGGGAATATCCGGGCGCTCGCTCACACCGCCAATTTGGATGCGTCACTGGGGCAGGGGTTGCTCTACATCTCCACTCGAAAACAGATTTACTCTTTGAAAGTGCCGGTGAGTCGCGCTGACTGGATTAACGCCAACTCCACCAACGCTCCTCTGCAAACGGTTGTGCAGCTCACCAACGGAGCAACCGGGGATCGGTGTGTGGTGCCGGTCAATGGTGATCTTTATTACCAAGCGCTGGAGCCGAGCGTGCGGAGCCTGATCATCGCCACTCGTTATTTTGGACAGCCCGGCAATACGCCCATCTCCAATCCTGAAAACCGAATCATCCAGTTCAACGACCGGGCGCTACTCTCGTTTGCGACAGGTATCGAATTCAATAACCGGATGCTCCAGAGCGCGCTGCCGCGCCGGATCAGTCAGGGAGTCGTCCACGATGCGATCCTCCCGCTCGACTTCACGCCGCTCAATGAACCGAAAAGCAATTTGGCTTCCGTGTGGGAGGGGCACTACGAGGGGTTGCAGGTACTCCAGATGTTCACCGCCGACTTTGGCGGATTGCAAAGAGCGTTTGCAATTATCGTGTCCAGTGTGGACGGCGGAATTTGGCTTTGGGAATTCACGCAGGCTGGATTAGTGGAGACAGACGACAAAAGGATCACGTGGCAAATCGAATTCCCGGCGTTCAACTGGGGTGACGATTTCTCCATGAAGAAGTTGCAGGGGGGCGAGCTGTGGATTGATCGGCTCTCTGGCACCGTAGAATTCACACTGGAGTACCGGCCCGATGGCTATTCCTGTTACATCCCGTGGATTGCGTGGAAGGAATGTAGCGCCCGGGATTGTCAGGAAAACATCCCACCGATTTGCCCGGCTCCGCTCCAGTATCCGGTACCCCTAAAACAGCAAGGTCTTGGGTACCGGCAGACCATCGGCTTCCCTAATCCTCCAACGATTTGTGATACGCAGATGGATCGGCCTTCGAATGAAGCTCACCAATTTCAGTGCCGTCTGACAATCAAAGGAAGCTGCCGCGTGCGCGGATTCTTTTTGCACGCCAGCGAGTTTAAACGGGGTATGTATGTTAATGTTCCTTGCGCACGATGAAATTGCCTTGCCCCATAAAAGCGCCGTGTCTGGATGACGCTAACCCGTTCCAGAATCTCAGTTCCGAAGCGCCAGACGTTAATCACTTCTTCGCGTACGGGAGCGGTCCCGGCTCGATCCTTCCCGGCAGAGGTACTGGCCCGGGCGGCGTTGGCCCGACACCCGGAGGCAACTGGAGCGCTGAATGTGAAACGGAAAACGGAGTGATCACGTGCGTAGGGACTACTCAGGAGGAGGCTGATCTTTGTGTTGCGCGGCTTGGCCAGCGATGCACGCAGGTACCGGATGGCGGCACTCCCGGTACGCCGACGACTCCATCAGGCGATCCTCTTTTCCTGAGCACGCTCCAGCAATGCGCGGCGATTTGCCCAGATGGGTCATCGTTCACGTTTCAGGTTGCGGCTGGAGCTTTCGTAGCCGAGTCACAAATCTTGGCCGACCGGGAGGCACTGAGCTACGCATGTCGGCAGGCGCAGATTTTGAAAGTCTGCTTTGGATCACTCTCCAACACGGCGGCATGTGTCGGCAGACCTTTCAGCGCGACCGTTACCGTTACCGGAGGCACCGGGTTTACTTACTCTATCGTTGGCGGGAGCCTGCCCCCGGGGATAACGTTATCGTCAAGCGGCTCCACGGTCCTTTTGTCTGGTACTCCGACCCTGCCCGGAAATTACGCTTTCAGCATCCGAGTGGTGAACAGTCGTGGAAACTTCATGGTGAAGTCGTTCACGCTTTTTGTCCTAGGATTTACGAACAGCGCAATCCCGTCAGCTAACACCGGAGTCGCGTTCACCTTTACTTTCACAGCGTCAGGCGGCACCAGCCCTTATACGTTCACGACCACATCAGGGGCGCTCCCCACCGGTTTGACGCTCTCCACCGCAGGCGTTCTAAGCGGCACCCCGACCGTTGCATCTTCGTACTCCTACACGGTTCAGATTGCCGACAGCGCGGGCCGAACATGCTCCAAGGCATACACGCAAGCGGTAGCTGGTAAAATCGGTTACCGGATTTGTGATTTGGCAACGTGTGTCGCTTTGTGGGGACCGGAATTGGCATTGGGCGGTGCAGTGCCGTCAGCGTTCCCAGCATGGGATGGCATATTTGATTTGGACTCCTTTAACGGTGGGTTTCCAATCAAATACTTCATCGGTCAGTCTATGGCTGGGTTTGCTGTTTCGGCAGATCAAAACGTGCTTTACCCGGCTGGAGCGTGGCAGGCATCGGGATGCTTAACCTTTTTGCAATTTAACGGTGCGACATGGTTTTTGACCATCGCTGACTCTTTCTGCAACGTCACGGCGGCGATTTACACTCTGGCCAAGGTTGATCCCGTTGATCCCTCCGGTACCTATACGCAACTCTTTGGACCCGGCCCAACGTTCCTCTCTATCGTCAACAACCAGACGGCGACATGTTGCGCAGATGCCGGTAATGCGGTATCGGCGGTGTTCGATCCGGCAGCACCGGCACAACTGAGGGTAAAAGACTTTGCCGCGTTTACGGCAGCGATTGGAGCGTGCCCGGGATGCACACCGCAAACCGGTCAACCGTTATGGGACGGAACGCTGCCGGTCAAATGCACCACCGGCGCAGCAAACCTTAAATACTGGCTCTCGGGAACTGGATGCCCTCAGCCCTCCGCAGTCATCATACCGGCTAGAAGTTTCGCCGGGTTTGAAATTCACGCCGGGGTTTTGGGAGACAACGCGCCAAGAATTTCATTGGACTTTGTACCCTCAAATCCGTGGACGTTCCAAATACGCTGCATCGGTATAGGGCCAGATCAAATCATTTGGGGAGGGGTTAAAGCAACGGGCGATTTGCCCCAAGGAACGTACATTAGAACCGCAGGAGTTGGGGCGGGACCGGATTGCGTCACCATCGAAAGCTTTTGACTATTTTAGCCATTGAGCCGATAAACACATCAGATGCCTAACAGACTTCGACTCTTTGATTTCCGAATGAGCAGGGGTCCGGGTTTGGTTGGACTCTGCCGTGAGGATGTCGTCAGCGTTGGTAATTTCGTAAACTCAGTCCAAGAGCGGTTGCTCTACGCCAAGGAGGCGGGGGACGAAGGTTGGTTTGGTGGATGGGCAGAAATCTTAATGACAGCATCCCGACTCACGCCCTACGTGACTCTCCCGCGTGAAGTGGCGCGCATCGAATTCGCTGATGTCTGCAACCGGCCCATCCAGCTAAACAATCAGTTCTACGAGTATCTCCGCTACGGCAACGGCAGGCTCCCGAAGATTTGCGGGCAGCAGTTCAATCACAATTGCCTGACCACCGCTTTCACGCGCAATGATGCCGTGGCGTTCATTGACCCGCCGACCTTCCCGTTTTATTTGCAGGTGTTCGCTCTCGATCCCGCCGACATCCAATCCGCCCGAAGGGTTTTGTTCCAAGGCCCGGACCAAAACGGAAACGTGGTTTACAGTCAGGACGGAAATAATGAAGTGATCGGCGAATACGTCACGCTGGCCTCACCGTTCGCAACTTCGCTCAACGCTTTCAACCGCCTGACCGGCATCCAGAAAGATGTCACGGTGGGCGCTATCCAGATCATGGCCGTGGACGCGACCACCGGCACCCAAACTTTGATCCTCACGATGGAGCCGAGCGAGCAGGTAGCGAATTACAAACGCTATTACTTCAACTCGCTCCCTTGCACGTGCCCGGTGAGCCAAGGCTGCATCACTCCGCAAGCGATCCCCATACGAGCAATCGTGAAGCTGGAGCTGGTACCGGCGACCACGGACACCGATTACCTTTTGATCCAAAGTCTGGAGGCGCTCATTGAGGAAGGGCAGTCGATGCGAATGGCGGGTATTGACGGCATGGAAGCCAAAACGGAATCCTTCAACCGGCACAAAGCGGCGATCCAGTTTTTGAACGGGCAGCTCGTTCACTACGTTGGAAAGAATAATCCCGCGATCCAGTTTTCTCCCTTCGGTAGCGCCCGGTTAGAGCGCGTTCGCATCGGCATGATTTAATTTTATGGCGGCAATGGATTTGATTACTCGGTTTGGCGGCGGCGGTGTTGGCGGCGGCGGTGCCCCCACTGGCGGCGGTTCTGCTTTCCTGCCCGGATCACCCAACCACTACGATCCAGCTTACGGCGGCGTTCCCCGGGTACCCAACCCGACGACGACCGCGAGCACAGCCATTGGCGGGAATCTCGGGAACCTCCAAAACCTTTACGGCCTTGCGACCGGTACCGGCAGCGCTTCCGGCGCGGGAGTCATCTCTGCTCTGAATTCGGAAATCCCCGGAGTGAGCGGGTCAATTGGATCGGCCACCGGAAACATCAATGAGTTGCTCTCCGGTCAGGTGCCCCAAGACGTCATCACCCAGTTGCAACAGCAATCGGCAGAGATGGGAGCCGGGGCGGGCATGGGACCGATGTCACCCTTTTCCAATGCGAGCTATCTCCGCTCCCTCGGGTTGACTTCGCTTGGAATGAAACAACAGGGATTGAGCGCGCTGAATTCGCTGATGGGAAGCGTCCCGCGAGCGCCCGCGTTCGATCCCTCCTCAATGCTCGTCAGCCCCGGGCAGGAGCAAGAGGCGGCATATCTCGCTCAGGTGTTGGGAAACGCGCCGGTACCTTCCGCCGCCGCACGCGCAAACTTGGATGCGCTCCGCGCCGGTACCGGAGTGAGCGGCAGTCCCGTTGGTGGATTCAATTTGCCGGTGCATGGCGGTCCAGCGTTTGCAACTCCACCGCTCACCAGCCCGGAGTATGGACCGGCGCAGGTGTATGGTCCGAGCGGCGGGGGAGCGACCAGCCCGGAGATTGATCCTTACGCGCATTGGCGCAACACCTACATGAACAGTGGGGCGGTGCCGGGCACTGACATGACTTCTCCAGACTCGGATTACTTGGCGAGCATCTACGGGGACCAAGGCGGTGCGGCAGACCAGCAGTATTACGATCCTGAGTCGATGGATTCGATGTACGGATTCTAACCATTATGCCCGGCCAAATACCTCCTTGGATTCAAGCAGCCGACCCCGCTACACACATGGCGCAAGGAATGAGGATCGGCGTGCAACTTGGCCAGCAACAGGCTGAGGAGCGATTCCGGCAGCAACAGATGGCCGCACGCGCAGCGCAGCAGGCTCAGGAGCAACAGCAGCAGGACGCGCTAATGCGGTTCAAAGAAGTGCAGGCGGCAAAGCAGGAGCAAATGACGGCGCGGGATCAGGCGCTCGCCGAACAGAAATTCAGTCTCGCCGCTTCGGAGGCTGCTAAAAAGCATCAGGCGTTCCAGCAATATCAATCTGCAATCGCTGGGGGAATGGACCCTAACGATGCGATGCTCCAGTTTGGCCCGGCGATGTCAGCCAACACCGGAGCTGCCGCCGCGATCCGGGCGCGCACGATGGAACAGAAGCAGCCGAAGAGCTGGCAGGAAGTCACGATGCCCAGCGGGTTGAGCACGTTGCAGAGCAGTGGTGGAGATATTCGTTTCCCGCCGCGACCTCAGCGCCCGGCAGCAACACCGCAACCGCCCCGGGTGCCTGAGGGATCGGCCTTTGTTCAGGCGACCGATGAAGTACCGGCGCATTGGGCAACTCCGAAGACTGCAAAGGCCAGCGGGTTGAGCGATAACCAAACACTGATGGAGCTGCACCGCAATGAGAAGGATTTGGAGAAACTTTCGTCAGACTATTCCCAGTTTGATTTGAGTGAGGATGGTAAAGCCGATCCCAAATGGAAGGACACCAAGAAAAACCAATTCAAAGCGTTGAAGGCTCAGGCCGACAAACTGCGAAAGAGAATTGACGATTTGGAGAATCCTCCAGCGCCCAAAGCCGCTCCCGCCGCGCAAGGTAAACGCGTTCGCGTGCAATCTCCAGACGGTAAGGTGGGGAGCATCCCCGCCGATCAGCTTGACGATGCCCTCGCTCACCATTACACACTGGTTAAGTAATGCCGCTAGATTTTGTTGCCGACGATGAGGCAGCGAAGGATTTCGACTTTCAGCCGGAAGACTCCGCAGCAGGTTTACAGTCCGACCTAAACCGGTTCATTCCCACAAAGCAGATTGAGCCGCCGCCGTCCATGCGGCAGAACGTTGAAGGCTTTTTGCAGCGCACGGCAGAGATTCCTGAGAGCGTTGCCGGGGCATGGTTTCATCCGGGCGCGGCAATCGAAAAGGCGAATCAGCTTGGCGTTGATTTGCTCTCCAAGTTTGGGGTCTATCCGAAGGGCACGCAGGGGTTTAAGCCGTTCACCACTCCGTTAGTCTCCGGGGAGCAGGTCACCGACGCGTTCAAAAGCGGCGTTGCTCAACCGTTGGGATTGTCCACGGCTCCAGATGAGGGAGTGTTGGGCGACATCGAAACCGGTGCGGGAAAATTCGCAGCGGAGAATATTTCAGAGCTGACCAAGGGAGAGAACATCATCCCGATGGCGCTTGGTGCTCCACCCGTGCAGCGAGCGCTGGGTGTGACTGAGGCAGCAGCTCCACAGGTTTCCGAGGCAGTTGCGCGAAGCTTCCAGCTTCCGATGATTGCCCAAATTCCCGAGAGTGTTAAATCCATCGAACAGGCTCAAACGCCGTCAGACGTAATCGCCGCAACCTTGGGCGCAGGCGCGACCATCGGCCTGCCGCTCGCAATACAGAAAGGTATCAATGCCAGCCAAATCCGCCCGTCAGCAAAGGTATATGGGGATGTGCGCGCACGCCAAGCACCCGCCGAAGGGGTGCCCGTCCCGGAGCGTGGCGCGGGAATTCAGCCACAAACGGAAATCTCCAAAGAAAGACCGGAAGGGATTTTATTAGAGGGTGAGCTTGGCGGTAAACGGATGTTCGAAGATGAGCAGGTTGCCGCCGCCGAGCGTCAGGCGATTGACGAAGCGGAGAAGTTAGGATCACCGGCGAGTGTCGTCGATCAGTTCAGCGGTGAAAGCCCTGATGAACCTTTCGCCGGGCAGTTCATGCGACCGACCGGCAAAGGGATGGAGATTCGAAAGCAGAATTTCCGCGACTGGTTGCTCCAGATTCCAGAGGAGCGCCGACCTGCCGCCATTGCGCAGCGCGTTCTGGAGGAGCACATCCACCGGAACGTGCCGGGTGAAGATGCTGCCGCGTATTGGGACACGCTCACCAAAGCCGAACAGATTGCCGAGCATCGGGCCTACACCGGAAAATGGACACAGAGCGGCTTGTTAAAGGACAGGGGTGTACAATTCTCAGACACACAGCTTGGACATGAGGCGATCCGCCGCCGTATGCAACGGCTGATGAATGGCACAACTTCGGAGATTGCAGAAGCGGCGATGCGCGAGCGCTGGACACTAAAGAGTTTGGACGCGCTCTCAGGGATGGTACGGAACGTGCGAGAGATGGCGGGCAGCAGAGCGGCAGGCGAAGGTTTGCGGCTCCTCTCGCAACTGGACGACAATTTGAAAGCAGCCCGATCAGCAATCACTGGAGGACAGGCACCCGCCGCGTTCGATAAAAACGCTGAGGGCGCTGAGAAGGAAGCCGCCCGCGTTGCTGAGATGGCTCCAGATGAATTTGCCTCATGGGCAAAGTCCACGGGCCGGGGCGCGACCGGCGCGGGTTACGACCTTGCGAAGAAGTACGGCGAAGCTGGACGGGAGACGCTGGAGAAATTTGCCAAACAGCAGGAAAAGGAAACCGTTGAAGCTTTGGGCCGGATGCGCGGAGCCAAACCGGATGAGCTGGGGAAACTTTTCGCGGAGACGACTCAGCGCAGTGCGCGCAAACAGTTTTTCGATGAAGGCTTGCGGCTGCTTGATGCCGGGCAGGAAGTACGATCGGGCATGTCCCCGGAAGAAGCTGCACAGAAGCACGGCGTTGGAGTTGAGGACGTGCGGGAGCTGTCAACCAAAGAGCAACCCGCCGCGTTCCAGAAGGATTATTCCGAGCGCATCGGTGACAATATCCGGGACAGCGAAAAGCAGGCCGATGAGTACCGGCGTTTAGCCAAGGGTGCAACCAGTCCGGTGCAGGCAATGCGCTACCAGCGGGAGAGTGATCGTTTCCAGAATAACGCCGACGCGATGAAGCGAGCGGTCCCGGATTGGGAACAGCGCTCGACTCCAGCGGCGTTTTCAAAAAAGAAGCCCGACACACTTACTGATCCGATGCAGTTCGGTGCCGGTGAGAAAGGTAAAGAGCGTGAAGTGTTCGCCGCGCCGGTTGCCAAAGATATTGAGGCGACTGCCACCAAGCACGTAACTGAGGCACTCGCCAAAGACGCCGTGCCCAACTTCGAAGAATTCCGGGGCGAGCTACAGAGCAAATACGGCGGCGGGATGACTCCTGAAAAAGCGTTCTACCCGTGGACCGATGCGATCCAAAAACATTTGCTCACCGCCACCGGCAAAAGCGTGCGCGCCATGTTGGGAAAGCTGGGTTTGGTTGATGACGTGGCGCAGGCGTTGAAGCCGCAGGAGAAAGACCCTTTCCTTGGTTCGATCCCGGACGCGGAGCAAAAGAACATGGATCAGTTTGCGCTGGAGATGCAGACCGAGGCGCAGACCGAGGCAGCGGCACGAAGGCAGTCACGCGCCAGCAAAGATTTGAAGCCCGACCAAAAGCGGCGGCTGGCGGCATTGGGCGCGATCTATGACAAGCTCGCCGAGCAGGCCGGTGGAAAACCAAAGCGCTCCAGTTTCCGCAGTGAAGTGGGACCGGAGGATATTGCCAGCCGGTTTATTGTCATTGAGCCAGCGGAGCCAATACCCGGTGAGGGTGGAGTGGAGACTGGCGAATTCACTCAGCCCAACGTTGAGACGAGCCGCCAGTTTAGAGCGTTCACCCCGGACCAAGCCGCCGATCCAAAGCTTGTCGGCGATGCGGTGACGGCCAACGCCCGGGTGAAGGGTGAAAAGGTATCACTCACCAAGGGGTTGCTGGCGCTCCGGGACAAAATCAATAACCGCACGATCCTTGTTTCGGCATGGGAAGATGGACGACGCGGGCCGGTTGTGACCAACCCTGAGGGCGCGGGCAACTCGGTTAAAATCGACAGCAAGCTTTTCCAGCGCTACGAGCCGACGCACCAAATGACGCTCCGCGATCCCGTGGAGGATTTTCGAAAGGTGTTCACCACTCCCGAAGCGTTTGCTGGTTGGTTCGGGGACGCTGGCATTGAGGGCACCCGGGGGATCAAAACCAGCTCCTTTACCGGGCCTGAGGCTGGAGTCGCCCGGGAGCGCGCCGGGATCACCACGCCGGGCAAACCCAGCCCCTCAAACCCATTCGGTTTCATCCCGGATGAACCGGCCCCTTCGAAGACTGGAGTAGAGCTTAAAACCCCCCGATTCGGTCGCCAGTCAGTCCCAGCGGAGCCTTTACCGCCCAAGGTGGGTGCAGAGCGCCCGGTACCACCCCCGGGCGGTCCCATGCTGTCTCTGGAGGCGCAGGCTGCTCTGGACGAAGCGCCCAGCTACAGCGCCACCGTGGACCGGCCCAGCCCGGAACTGGAAGCCCGGGGCATCGACATCAGCCCGTACGCCCGGGGAGAGCGCCCCGGGGGAGCCGTTGGCCGCAAGTTTCGCAAGCCTGAGAAAATTGCTCCACGTGGAACAATCCCGGCCAAAGACCTGCCCGCCGCATTCGACAAGGCTAAAGCCGCCGCCAAGGAGCAATGGGACATCTCCACCGGTGACATCAAAGACATCTTCTCCCGGCGCGCCGTTAAGCAGGAGATTCCGGCGCTCCTTGATGGTGCCGATAGTGCTTCCGGCCAGATTGCCCTCAATGCCCGGGAGGCGATCAAACTCGCGTCCACGGACAAGACCGCGCCCGGCTGGAAATACTCCCTAAATCCATTTAGCAAGATGACGCGGGAGCAACGTGCGAACGCCGCCGAAGCGACTCAGCGCCGGAAAGCCTCCATTGCCTACATCGCTGCCGGTCAAACCGACGCGCACGGGAACTGGACGGCCAACAAGAGCAAGATTGTGGACTGGCGCGCCAAGCTCGACATCGCGGAGGCAAAGGCCCGGTCATGGACCCAAGACCTGAATCCGTTGAAGCGGCGAGAGGGACGTCGCTGGATGAAAGCGGTGAAGGAAATGCAGGCGGGGGTTGAGTACGCCAACACCAATTGGACCGATCGTACTTTTGTGGAGGGCGCGCAGGCGTACCGGAAAGAAGTCCACGATGCCATTGAGTTTGAAAAGCTGCACGGCTCCACGACCGTTGAGCGGGACAATTACATCCCGGGCTTGTTCCACGGTGATTACTTTGCGGGCAAGCGGTTGCTGGGGACTCAATACCGGATGCCCAAGAAATTCCAGAATCCTTACGATGCGATTGCTGCCGGTCCGTACTACCTCGCCAGTCAGGACGTTGCCGAGCTGGCTCAGACTCGCATCATGGCCGGTAGGAGAAGCGTTGAACGGATGCTCTGGACTCAGGCGCTCACCGGGATCAAAGACCCGGCGACCGGCAAGGCAGTGGCAACCCAGCCAAACATGGCGATGAAGAATGTTGTTGATCCCACTACGGGACTCACCAGCAAAGAGCCTGTGTGGCAATCGCCGTCACCGGATTACGAATTAGTGTTTGCTCGCGCCAACTCGAAACCAATTGCGGTGCATCGCGGGTATGCCGGTTTGGTGAGGACGCTGATCCGGCCCGATGTCATTGCGGATTTACCCTTGGGCAAGGAAGCGCTGGCAGCGACCGGAATTTTGAAGCACGGCGTTTTGCTTTTGCTGGATAGCTTCCACTTGGCCCGGCTGGGGCAGTACGGAAAAGCGATTGGTGGGAAAGACCCGGTGGGGTATCGCGGCGGTCACTCAGCGCTCTCGTATCGGGCGGGTGATCTGCAAGCTGCCGTGGACAAGGGTTACATCTCGAAAGCCGCAGCCGATTGGGCAACGGGAGAAGTGGAGCTGACCGGACCCGGAGGCACCAAGGTTAAAGTTACGCGCAAGGCAATCGCCGACGAATTGCTCAGGCACGGATTGAACGCGTCCAAAATAACGGACGCGCTTTACAAAGATGCGGTGCAGAACATCCCTTTCATCGGTGAGGCTTACCACAAAGCGATTTCACCCTACAACCGGTTCCTGTTTGACCGGTTCTTGCCGGGCATGATGATTGAGAATGCCGTGCGCAGTCTGGAGCAGGCCAGCAAAGCGAAGCCCGGCACTCCTTTGCCGAAGCTGGCGCGTGACGTGATCAAAGACATCAATACGATTTACGGCAACTTGGGCAGGCAGGGGATTTTCAAGAGCGCCACGTTCCGCAGCCTTGGGCAATTGGTAATGCTCGCGCCGATGTGGCAGGAAGGTTTGATCCGAAAAGAAATCACCGCCGCATCACGGATTGCCGCTCTGCCGTTGCGCGGAGCCGCCGCGCTGATGGGCAAGGAGCTGCCGTATCGCAAGGGACTCCCGGCGCTGGGTACCACCGGCAAGATGATGGCGACCGGCCTTGGAACCTACTTCGCTCTCACGCAGCTCATCAATTTGATCACGCGAAAGCAGCCCACTTGGCAGAATGAGGAGGAGGGGCACAAATGGGACGCGTTTATTCCGATTGGTGAGAAAGGTGTCTGGCTTTCGCCGATGGCAGTTTTCGCCGAGACAACGCATGACTTCATCCGGCTGGGGGAAACAAAGCCGCAGGTGTTCGACAGGATCGTGAAGATGGGCGAGAACCGGCTTGGACCGGTGGGAAAGATGGCCAACATATTTTGGAAGGGCGAAGACCCGATGGGGTACCGGTACTCCACCAGCGGCGCGAGACTCCGGGCCGGGCTTGCTCAGGTCACGCCGGGCGCTGGAGCGGTTCCGATCACCATTGGCACGCCGTTGCGCGCTGCCGGGCACGCTCTTTTCCCGAATCAGATTGCTCCGAATCCTCCGGGTGCGTTGCCGCGTCAATTGCTCGCGTCAGGCGCAGGCATCAAAGTGCAGGCCGGTCAAACCGCCGTGAATCAGGTGTACCATCTCGCTGACCAGTTCATGGAGAAAGAGGGGTTGAAGAAAGACACCGGTTGGGAGCAGGTGATGACGGACGATCCGAGCTATTCGAAATTGAGGACGGCGATCCGAAACGGCGACACAGGCGGGGCATCGAAGATTTTCACCGCGCTGCAAAAGTCTCACAGCGATAAGGACATCATCAAAGCAATGAAGCTTTGGGCCAAGTCACCTTTCACCCGAAGCAAACGGCAGAATGAGCATCTCTTTCAGCAATCGCTCTCAGATAAAGAGCTGGAGATTTACACGCGGGCGAATGAGGAGCGGCAGGATTTGTTAGACCAGTTTTATGACTTCATGAACGCGCAGCCTTAGGAGTTTTTCAGCGCGTCAGTCACCGGCCCGGCGTGAAGCTGCCGGAACCCTTCAAACATCTCCGCGTGCCCATGCTGATCCTTGTTGTCCATTTTCAGCGCAATCTCATTGAGCATATTCACCCACCCGGGGCGGGCGATTGAAAGCTCTGCGAGCGCCAGCAACACGGTTTGGCGCTCATCCTCATTAAAGGCGATTACATGGCGCAAAGCCCACAGCGCTTCGAAGTGTTCAACGCCTTCCAACCCCTGTCCGTCATAGAATTTGTTAACGTCGCTCAAAATGGCACCTTCTCTTTCAGTTGATTCTTTCGATCACCACGGTTGCTCCCTCGTTTCCCGGTTCGCACAGCTCCGCTCTGATTTGGATTTCCGGGAGCTTTGTCCAACAATCGTCTTCGGGCACGCACGATGCAATCCAGCAGAGTGTCGAGTTTGCCGGAAAGGTCTGTCCTGAGCCGGTTTGAGAAGCGCACAGTAATTGTGACTCGATGCTGGCAATCATCCGATCCATAGCTTGCTGATACTCCGGTTTGGTGATCATCAGGATCGGCTTTTTCAGGTACGCCATCAGTTGGCCTTTCACAGCCGACAAATCGCCGTGCGCCAGCGCCATCAGCAACGCTTTGGCCGATGGGCGTATCAGCATCTTGTTGTTCTTGAAGCTGGGAATTTTCCCCCGAATCTCCAGCGTTAGGATCACCGGAGCTGGAGCCGGTTTGGTGAACATGTCCGTTTGCATCTCGGTTAATCCTTATCAGTTCCCCGTTGACGACCTTGAACCCACGGCGCGCCCATGCCTCACTCGCTTTCTCGTTCATTGGCAGCTCCGTAAGACCCTGAGCACACCGGGCAGTAGTAGCCTGAGATGCCAGCGGTCAAGAATCCGTTTTGTGTCTGGAGGCTTTTTCCCTTGTTTAAGAAAATCAGCCGCGCCTTGTTGCAGCCGTGTTTGAGACACTCTTTGGTTTTTATTCCCTTGTCTGGAATGTGTTTGAACGATACTCCGTCCTTAAACCGTTTTATTTGATCCTTCATCACCTTAATCACGGAGTTGCGCGGCAGGTTGCTCACGTAATTTATCCTGCCCGGCTCGCCGTTGGTGGGGCACGCCAGCACGAAGAAACCCCATCCACGCGGCAACCGTTCATCTACCAGTTGCGCAATCTCTTGCATAGCGCTCCGGGCGTTATCGTCCTTGGGACCGTCAGGCGGTGCTTCATCGCTCATAGTATCCGGCGCTCCTCACGCAGTTGATGATTGTAGTAATCCAGCCGCTCAATCTCACGCCGCCGGTACCGGCACGCGGCGATGAACCAGCCGATAAACAAGCCAAGGCCGAACACGAACAGGATGAACAGCCAAAACCAAATAATCTCTTTCATGATCGTGCCGCCAGTTCAGAGCCGATGATTGCGATGGAGACGTCACCAACCTTTACGCCGTCAATGTCTCCGTGTTTGGCGATCACGGCGCGAATCTCCACCACGCAGGCGAGAATTTTATCCTTCGCTTCCGGCGTGAGCGCGTTCACCAGCCCTTTGATTTGCGATTCAACAATTTGCTCAGTCGTCATAGTTTTTCCTTTCAGCTAAGTATCCCGCTCGCTGGATCACGTTGCTCCAAAGGAGCGATGATGGGCCGGGTGATGTTCATGGTTTGAGCACGGTCACACAGTTACCGTAACCTGCCCCGGCAAAAGTGCCGACCAGCGAACGGAAAATTAACGGGCGCTGCCTCAACAATGAACAAAAAGGCAGCACCCGTAACGCAAGCGGGAACCTCACAGGACTCCGCAGGAGATACCACTCCAAACCTGCCCTAATGGCGCTCGCAAAAATCATTTTCTTAATTGACAACCGACCGCCTCCGAGCCAGCGCTTGGCAGTCTTTCAACATCGCGGCAATCACGGGCTTTGGGAGCTTTAGCAGTTTGCTCATCAGCTCGCGCATGTGAGCTTCATCCTCAGGAGTCAGCTCGTTTCGGCCCCATTCAACGGTCATGGGATCGACCCTCGCTGCCTCCTCCTCCACGCGTTTCACGTGCTCCGGTGATATGCCCGATTTGAGGAACACATCGTTAATTACTTCATCGACAGTCATTCAACTCCTGACTCCTCTCTCATTTTCTTGAACCATTGTTTACGCTGTTCATCAGTCATCCCCATCACCATGCCAGCGCTACGCACGGAGTCAGGGAATTCAACTTGCTCTCCAGCCGCACGCTGCCGCTCAATGTTGCGCCGGGCCAGCTCGCGCTTTTCGCGCTCAAATTGCTCAATCTGTTTCAGAGTCATAGTCCCATCTCTTTACATTTCTTGTCCCAAGCTTCATCGGTTGCCGCCTCAATGAACCCCATCCCGGCAAACATTTTCAACTGCAAATCTCTGGACCCGCGACACAGCAGCTCTTTTTTGCCCGTGAATCCGACGATGACGCTATCCCCCGTTGAATGGCAGATGCGTCCCTCTTTCATGGACCGTTTAGCAAGGTGATCGGCCAAATCCGAGTACGGACTGCCGGGCCGGAACGGGCACGTTTCGCACATCTTCTTGCGGGTTGAAAGGCGTTTACTCATGGCTCCGTCTGGCGCGGGGTTCTGGTAATTTTGCCGGTGGATGGGCAAACTGTTGTAGTCGTTTCGCCGTCATCGTCAGCAACTACACCCTCTCGGAAAACGTCTTCCAGAATGAACTCGCGGAGCTGCTTGCGCATTTCAGGCGTTGCAATTTCCTTGAGCGGAGTGATTGCCCAAGAGGCATCGCACTCTCGCAGGATCAGCTTCCCGTCCTCATCAAACCACACAATGGCCTGAAACCGCATTCCAATTTTTTTACTCATAGCTCTGCCTCCAACTCGTAACGACCTCGCAACCACCAAAACAAACGGATAGCCACAAACGGAATAATTGGAAATCGAATCTCGCGCTCGTTACCGGTGCTGCTCCACGCATCCGGCCATCGCTCGTCAGGCCGAAACTCGACCGTTAACCAACTCTTACGCCAAAATTTAATAGAGACAGTCCTTTGTTTCATATCACGATCCCCAGCTCCGCTTTTAAAAGCTTCTTCCGCGCTACCAGCTTCAACCACTCAGCGCGATCCGAAGGCCGCATACAATCCGCGTGAGAATCGTAGCTGTCCCGAATCTGTTTCTGCCGGGCAAGGATGCGCTCATACTCCTTCTGCTTGAGCATCAGTTGCGCGCCCGTCATCGGGGCAGGCCCATGATCACCGTTCCCGTTGCCCTGAGGAGAATTCCCACCCGTCCTCTCCAGCCAGCGCTCATGCCACCCGCCCATTGACCCGGCAAAAGATTTCATCACCACCTTGCCAACCTTCCAGCCGTTGCTCTCGTAATGGTAAAAGAATTTCCTGCCCTCAGCCGCAGGCATCGGAGGATCACACTTGGCGGCGGCGGCAATGCACTCCTCCATTGAGGGACGTAGCAACATCTCGGTGCGGGCCGATTTCATAAACTGATTCCTCCAGACTTCCAAGCCAGCTCAATCACTCGGTCAACCGTTGGGAAAATCTTCGACTCACGATCACAGACAACCAGCGGGACGTTGAATTTTGAATACCGGCGATGCTGGCGGGAACCTAACCGGGCCTCAGGAGACTTCTCACGCCTCACTTTTACCTCAACGATCACGACCGGCATTTTGTTTCTGCCGAACACCACTAAATCAAAATAGCACTTCGGATGCCGCCCGAAATCTTCACACCGAGCCGGGACGCAGCCGCGACAATCGACCTTCATAGCTCTCAACGCGCTGTAGATTGTCGCTTGCATCTCAAACTCGGACAACCGCCGAGGATAGCCGATTACATTAAGCATAAAACTTCTCATTCGTTGGTGAAAGCGATAGCTTTCCCTTGGCTTACACCAGCACCAAGGTCCGGGCCTGTTTCTCATTCGTTGGAGCCAAGCATTTTGCCGCCCCTTCCCACGCATCACCCTTCATGGCTGGCAGGTAGCTTGCAGCCGTAACCGGGGCGTGAGGCTGCTACTCCATCCTGTTAAGGGTTGTCCAAGTTGCCGCTATCGAAGGCAGAGCTTGCTGCGTACAGAGCCGATCAGTGGGGCAGGCTAAAAAGAAGCGCTCAGTGCTGGCGACCTTTCTTGAAGATTGAAGCAGTAGGCCAGCCTTGCGGCCACACTGAGCAAAGTGAATTTGTTCTTACTGCTTCATTTTTTCAAGCCCTATCGCCAGTCTAGGCCATCACTGACAGGTGGGGTTTTAACCCAGTCGAGCGCAATGGTCAATCCTGAGTTGTTCACAAGTTATTCCCATTCCGGCAAACGCTTTTTGTCGTTGAGGGTGAATGACGTGAGCCGGGCAATCATGTCACGCTTGGACTGCCTTACGATCCACCAGCGGGCTTTTGGATTCATCCTCTCCCAGCAAGTATTAGCAAAACCGTAAAACAGCTCCGGGCGCTGCCGCCTGAGCCGATTCCATTTTTTGCGGGTCATAAAAAAGGGGTGTTAGCGGCGAACGAAAGGAGTGCGCTTGTTGTCGCACAACTTAACCGCCAACACCCCAAAAGGTTTCATCCGTTGAACGTCCACAGTCTCCACAGCATACGCCCGGAGAAAACGAGGATCAGGCCGACGATCACCGCGCCCTGATGCCGCTCCGGTGCCATTGCGGCGGCTCCAGCGACCGCAGCGCCGAGCGTGAGAAGCTTGAGGAGCTTCATTTCCGCCTCCGTTGTTTGGCCCGGCGCTTGCGGCGTTCCAGCACCTTTGCACGCGGCGGCGGGTAAGTGATCCCCGTTCTACGATCAGTCCACGGCAGGCCCATTGAGTGACACGTATCCCGGGCAGCATCGTACAGGCTCATGACAGGTCCATTTCGATTTGCTCACCGCAGGCGATGCAGTGACCGACTTTGATCCCGGTGCGAGTTGTGCCGGGCATCCAACGCACTTCATCGTGCGCGCAGGGACCAGTCTCCGGTACCGGATGCTCGCCATCGGCCAAGAAGTTTATCCCCGTAGATTTTCCTTGGATTTGCTCAAACTCCTCATTGCGGAAGCACAGATCACCGCACTTGCCGCCGTTTAAAAAAACTCTCACGTGCGTATGCCCACCAGCGATTGTAAAATACCAGTTCACTTTTTCCTTTCAGTTTTTGGTTTCAGTTCAGGCCAAGCTTTCTCAGCGTCTTTGACCAGAGTTTCGATTGTCTTATCCGGCACCCGTCCCGCAGCTATCTCGTTCTGGACAAACTCCAGCTCATTGCACAGCAGCTTGCCGGTACCTTTGCCTTCGGCGTTGAAGCGCACGACCATCCGGGGATAACCGCGATGGAGAATTGAGCGGTGTCCAGCGTTGCGCCAGCTCATGAGGACAGCTTTCGATAATTGTTGACGGTTTCATCCGGGATCACGTTGCCGTGTTCATACTCCCAAGGGCCAATCTCCCGGCCCGGAGGAGTAGTGGTGACGCACACCGCGATTTGCCCGGAGATGATTTCGTTGCAGCGATCACAGTGATAATCCGGCATATGTGTGAACGTGGAGGACGTATCGGTGATAACTGTTGCGCCGTGATCCGGCCCGGCGCGACCGTGCAGGGAGATGTAACAGCGCCGGAAGCCGATGCCCATTTTGGTATCTTCGGGATGCGGCTTCGCGTCGTCACCGCATTTCAGGCAGAGGATGCGGCGGCTCATGCTGGCACCTTGAACGCTTTCAGTTTCTTCTTCGCAGCGTCCTCAGCTTCGGCCAGCTCATGCTGCCGGGCGCTCAGGGTTTTCATCTCCGCGATCAGCGCGTCATTGTGCGCGTTGCACGGATAGATGTCGGCAGCGTTCACCTTCCTACGTTCCTTCGAATACTCTGTGATCCAAACCTCTTTGTTGTTGCGCCAGCTCGCGGTGACAAGGGCAACGCTGGTTACTTCCACGAGCACAGGCTCATCGCCATAACTAACCCACCACGCTTTGAACCGATCAAACGGCGGCTTCTCCTTCGGCTCCGGTCTGTCAATGATCAACTTTGCCGCCTCCAGCGAGTCAGCCTCGCGCTCACGCCCGCGCACATCAAATACCCATTTGTTTCCGCGTTCCCGGTACGTGATTTCGACTCCGTTGTAATGGACACTGACCGTATTACTCTGCATCGGCTTTCTTCTCATTGATCCTCCTTCTTTTTAAGGCTGGGTGCGTTCTGGCTCACTTCCACGATGCCGACCGTGAGAGCGTTCATCGCCGCGTCCAGCGGTTTTCCTTTTGCTCCGGTCACCTGATTGACCGCCTCTTTCAGCGCCGTCTTGCCAACGGCGATCGTACCCATGAATTGCTCCATGGTACCGCCGAGCGCAGCAAACCGCGTGAAACATTCCTGAGGGTTGGTGATCGTCTCGCGTTTATTGCCGGGCTTCAAATAAAAGCCGGGCACAAACTCAGCGTCTTTAGCCAGACCCTCTTTCAGATGCGCCTTGAGCTTCTCCAGCAGGTCCAGCGCCGGGCCGAGCGCAGCCGCCGCCAGCGCCCTTTGCGCCGGTGACCACAGAGCGAACGGTGTCTCCATGACGGTAAGCAATTGCGGCGGTGCAATCTGACTCGCCCATTTCTGGTTTTCCAGACAGTGACCATTCGCCGCCAAACAGAATTGGCATTGAGCTTCCCCGGCAACGCGTTGGGAGTTTGGATCGTTGGACGCGATGATGCGCGCAAACATCTCCGCTTGCGCCTTGTCCAAATCCTCTTTGCCGTAAACGCAAACCTCAGGGGTATGCGTCACAAACGGTTGAATGATAAGTGTAGCCACTTCGGTTACAGTTACGAGCGCGCCCCGGACCAACACCGCCAGATCACGGAGCTGTAGGTTGCGCGGTGAATCCTGCACATCACCTGCCAGCGTCTTGTAGTCAGCAATTATCGCCCGGTTGCCACAGCGATAGATGACATCGGCCTCACCGGAGTGCATGTAGTTTTGCGGCTGCACCTTTGTCCACGACCGCTCATGCCGCCACACGCGAACCGGGTCTTTCGTGTCGCCCAAGTAACCCGACACAATGCGCTTTTCAATGTCTCGGCAGGCGTCGAATACTTCACGTTGCTCCAGTGACAGCTTTTTGAGGGTCACGCCATCGTCACCGGTAGCAGCAAGCGCTTGGTGGATCAGCGTGCCGTGACTCGCATCGGCAGACTTCGGCGGCTCCGGGATGCCGCGTTGCGCCAAGTGACGGCCCGGGCACGCAGCATCAGCGGCGGCATTGCTGGCAGACGTCCAGCCCTTACGAATGGGATCAATAACGGTTTCGCTCACTTGGCACCCGCTTTCAGTTCCTTGAGTTTATCCGCGACCGGCGAGAAGTTTTCAACCGTGGAGCTGACCACCAGCGGCAGCGCCATCATGACCTCCTCCAGTGAGGAGTGACTGCCATCGGTTGCGCCAGTCGTTGACCAGAAATCCAGCATGTGGGATTCCTTGAAGCCACCTGCCTTGAGGAGATTGCGGAGCGCTTTGAGTGGATTGAACCCGGACGGTTGCTCCGGCGCAGGTGCAGGTGCGGCGGGTTGCTCAGGGGCAGCCTCCTCACGGTCAAACAGCGGCTCGTTCGGCGGCTCGCTCGCGGGAGCATCATCGGCAGGTTTCTCAGGCGGTGCCTCAGGCTTTGGAGCTTCCGGCGCGGCGGCTTCCGGCTTGCGCGTGCGCGGCGTTGACTTCTCAAAGAGCGGTCGTGACGTGTTAATCTTGGAGATGTCTCCAAAATCCATTTCGATTTCACCGTCAAGGTACAGACCTCCAACCAGTGTCGGAAAGCTGGAGCGAAGCGAATCAGCCTCAGAGCATTTGACGATCATACCCGCAGGGTCTTTCGCCCATTGCGCCATGTTGGTATTGAACCGTTCCAGCCGAATCTTTCGAGTCGTGGGATGCGAACGGTTTTTTAAAAAGACGGTTGCCCAGCCGCCAACAACGGTTTCTCCCGGCAAATGGAAATCGCCTTCGCGCTCCACGATGTTCCCGTCATCCAGCAGGATCACCCCGCTTGTCATGCCGTCATATTCCGCATGAACCTCAGCGCGCTTGAGGAACGCTTGGTGCGCGGTGATCAGAGAAAACTTAGGCCCGTTCTGAGTGTCGTACCCGATCAGATACGCGTCACCCTCAAACGGGTTTAGCCTTCTGGCTTTGCACATCATCATAAACCGAATGGCATCAGCCTCAGAGCAGGTCTTGCCGCTCTTGGTGGGAACGGCAATCAAATCCTGCACGATTTTCACCGTGAGTTTGATCGTGTCTTTTTCCGGCGCGCCGAAGGGTGAATAGATCATCACCTTTTCATCCATCAGGCGCTCGAAATCGGTTTTGGGAGCGGCACCCCCAGCGGGGCGAGTTGAAGTGACCGGCGCAGGGCGCGCTTGCTGATTACTGGCTTGCTGTTGTGGAGTCATATTTTTGCTAAACGTTTTCCTTTCAATAATCCGCCATTGGTTTTCATCCCACACAGGGCGGCGGTTCCCATGTGCTGTGCTAAAAGAATTCGACTAATTAAAATATCGCAGTCGTGACGAGCAATTGTAGAGCCGGAGCCGTAGCCGGAGCCGTAGCCGGAGCCGTAGCCGGAGCCGGAGCCGGAGCCGTAGCCGGAGCCGGAGCCGGAGCCGTAGCCGGAGCCGGAGCCGGAGCCGTAGCCGGAGCCGTAGCCGTAGCCGTCGCCGTAGCCGTAGCCGTCGCCGTCGCCGTAGCCGGAGCCGGAGCCGGAGCCGGGCCCGTAGCCGGAGCCGGAGCCGTCGCCGTCGCCGAAATTAAAAGTCATTTCCAGCCCTCCACCACGCGAAGAAAAAACACAACCCGCGCCAATGGAACCAAGAGAGTGCCCATCTCATCAGCAACCGTTTCTTTCATTGGCCCAGCCACCAGTTGACCAAGCCCTTGTGACGTACCGTATTTCCGAATGTTCTTGGCATTTTCAATGCAAAGCAGCCCATCGTTCAAAGAGCAATCTCCAACGTGAACAAAACCGTTGTCCACAACTACAATCTGTTTACCTAAATTTTTCATGAGTTAAATTTTAGAAATGAAAGTTGGGACGGCGCTACTCCGTAGGAAAGAAGCCGGTGACTGATTAGGCCCGGATTCAAAAAAGACGGTGAACCGCTCGCGCTGATCCAACACCGTCCCAACTCTAAAAGAAGAAGAATATTTCAGACAATTTCCGTTTCAGTATTCAGGCCCAGCTCAAACTGAGTTGGCCGTTCGAAGCTAACAGGTAATCTCTTACCTCGATTTGCGCAAACGCTTTTACTACGGACACGCGGCTTTAGCTCTATGCACAAGCCGTTGTCAGATAGTTCAAGGTTCTCGCTGGTATGAAACCGGCGCTTGAGCCACGCGTGCGCCTCAGTGACCCGGACCGGATCAATGACGATGCGCCCGCGCCCGGTGTCGCTCTCAGGAGCATCGGCACCAATGAACCCCGGGCATTGCTCCAGTTGCATTTGCATCTTGGCCGCATACTCCCGGGCTTCACGATGACGCTCAGATTGCTCCCAGCGCTCGCGCTCGACACGGAATGGATCATCGCCGCGCTCGCTCGACAGGTTGAACACCGAGCCGATCCCGGCAGCGGGCAATTCGAATTGATGTTTGCCGCGCTTCACTTTGGACCTCGCTGGATGTACGGACAATTCTCCGTGCGGTGTGACGGCAGCTTGCAGAACGAGCAGGCTTGTTCCGGCGTTGGCGCTCTGAGCGGTTGCGGTGTGGCGTATTCCCATTGCGCGCCCTCACCAAGCCTCAGGTCTGGCAGGTGGGACACGTACGCGGCTTTGGTGCGGCCCGTCATGTTGCACGACAGACACACGATGCACGACCAATCGCTGGACTTTGTTTGATAGCCGTCAAACGCGGAGCACCGGGAGTAACGCTGACTCACGCCCCAGTTGCGCCGTTCAATCGGCTTCTGCCGCTCCGGGCAATGGCAGTTGAATGATTGGCTCACTTCTCACCCCCGCGTGAAAACCGAGGAACAAAGCAGTCCGTTAGTGTTCCGGGATAATGACCGCGATCCATGTGCCGAACGATACCGCACACATCATGCGCGAAATCGAATGCTGGCGCAGCAAGCAGAGCGGGCAAATCCAAATCCGGCACGCTGCAAAGGTCCATGATGAACGACATTCGCGTAACGCGTTTCTTCCAGCCTTTAATATCGCGCTCCGCACGCTCCGCAATCTTGACCTGAAAATCAGACTGCAACCGCATCGCGGCTTTTTCAATTTCAGTAAGCTCTTTCACAGGATTTGCCCCCTTTCGCCCCGGGCATCGGCACCCTTGGCCAGCACGACCGCCGCCCGGGCAATCTTATCCCGAACCGCTCGCAGCTTGTTGCTGGCCAGCGTCTCTTTCGATTTCCACCGGCGCTCCTCTTTTATCAGGGTTTCGATTTGCCCCACGGCGCTCTCCCTATACGTCTTGCGGAGAGATTTTACCAACGGATCATTTTTCGGATTCATTGGACACTCTCCGTTCTAGGTTTGCAGCCGTAGCCGTCCCGGAACAAATGGTAAGTGTCATGCGTCTCGCAGTACACCGGCAGGTCCGACTTTTTAAGCCAAGGCAAGCCCACGTGTTCCCGGACAATGTTCCAGATCAAAAGCGCATTCTCATTTGCGCCCGTATCGTGGACCGTGCGGAAGTGCGCGGCCTCTACCTTTTTTACAAAGGCTTCATCTATCGTATTCATCTAACGTTTCCTTTCAGTTAACCCGCCAGCTTCATGCTGGCAGGCTCAGTCTTATGCCCGCGTAGAGCCGCGATGCGGAACAATCTTAGATTGGCCCCAGCCGTTGCCGACTAGAAGCACCCGGGCATAAGAATGAGGAGTATGTTTGGTTTTCATCGGCGTACTCGCCAACGTGACCCGAGCCGTTTCCGACTTCAGGCACCACCACCAAACACACAAAAGGTCACTTCGGATTTTCTTCACCGAGCAGGATCATGCCCGGCTCCCATTCCGTAATGGGGTGCCCGGACCAGTCCCGATTTGAAAGAAATGGCCGACGAAGGGAATCGTTCCACTCCACCTTGGGCATCTCGTTACACTGAAATTCCACGATCGTACCGTCAAGCTTGTGAAGCCGCATCGTGTATTTCATGCGCTCACCTTTGAACACGCGCAGCACCTTGTTGGCCTGATGCTGGCTTGGTTGATTTTCGTTTGTGTCCATAAAATTTAAAAAGGGACCGTGATAGTCACGTTTACGTCTTAGGAGTTACTCCGAGCCGTTTCCGACTCCCTACCCCCGGCCCCCAAATGTTCAGAATCCTTTGTATCCTTCCAGTTTCGCCAGAATCACCCGGGCATCTTCCGCCGCCTTTTCCCGCGCGTTAGGAGACTTGCGGAGCGCATCAGCGTCATAGCTGATCAGCGCTGACATCTCTTTCACAAAGCTGTCAATCGCGGGATCACCGGCAATGTTCAGCTTCGGCGCAAGCCGGGCAATCTCTTTCACGTTGCCGATCAGCGAATCACGAAACACCGGGGAGTCTTTTCCCTCTTTCGGTTGCTCTGCCAGCTTCACCGCCATTGCTTTGACCGGCTCAATCAATCGGCGCATCAGCTCTTTCTGAGCTTCTTCCATCGCATCCTGCACGCGCATGTTGACGCTATCAGCATCGACACCGAGCAAGCTCTTGACGGTTGTTTCGAAGTGCGCGGCATCGGGTACCGGCACCGGCTCAGTCCGAAAGTAGAACGCTTTGCAAACCTCATCGACCTCCGGATAATCGCTGGCATCGAACGTGCCGTTATGCTCCTTCTTCGCCCACTCAATGAACTCCGGGTATTTCGCCCGGAAGTGAGAATCGCGCAGGTTTTCAAACCGCCCGGCGAATTCCCGCATCTTCTCACCGTACTCCGCAATCAGCGCAGCCGGTAGAATCCCGATCCCGTTCGCGTACGGCAGAGTGACCGCACCGTGATACGCACGCGCAGCCGTTACCAGCTTCTCAATCGGCTCCAGCGCTGACTCAGGATACTTGTTTTTGATCCACGACCCGGAATGGGAACCAAGGTTTTTGTCAGACTTCACCTGATCGGACAACTGCCGATCCTTACGATGCTTGCCCGGCATCCCGGCGCTCAGTTGCATCAGTACCGCTCTCTCACTTAACTTGTAACTATTCACTTATTTTCCTTTCAGTAATTCCGTTCAGGTTAATTCCTGACCGGCTCAGTCAACCGCTATATGATGCCGCAAGGAAAGCCGTCACCGACTGACCCGAACCACCTAGCGGTTGAATGAGTTAAGAGTTTTTCAGCTTGTCGTACAGGATCAGCGCGACAGCTCGCTCGTAACGTTCTCGGGCAACTGCCCGGCGCGCCTCATCCCACGTTTCCCAGTGTTCACTTTCAAACTTCTTCACCACGTTGCGCGCCCAGCATAGTCTATGCTGCATACCTTTACCTTTTGGTGATGCTTCACTCATCGGCGTTAATCACTTGCCCAAAAGGGGCGTTGTCCAAACCACCGTAGACAACCCACACGACCGGGAACGGGGGAGCTTCTTTCGGAAATTCACCCATCAGATCAGTGAGGATCACCACGCACTTAGGTGCCGGAATCAATTCCGAGCACCGCCTCAGCACGTCCACAAACGACGTACCGCCGCCCCCGGCAACGTGACTGTCAATCACGTCACCGGGCGTATATTCCTTTTCCCAAACGACTCGGGTATCAAAGCCGATGTCTATGAGCTTGCTTGGCCGCATATCGTTCAGACAGTTCACTTTTTCCGCATGGAATTTGGTGACCAACTCCCCGAACGTCGATCCCGACCAATCTGACCCAAACACGACCGGCCCCATCTTCTCAGATTTGAGGGACGGCATGATGAACCCGCTGCCTTCCAGCTCCAGCGCTGGCGCTTGCCAATTCCAGTCATCGGCGCATTGCTCCCGCAACCACGACCGAAGCACCTGCACCCAATCAATTTTGGGATTCACAATATCCTGAACAAGACGTTGAAGGGAGCCGGGCAAATCACCCTGACCCGCCGCCAGCTTTGCCGACTGGAGCAGGGTAGCCGTCCAATCATTCTGCAACTGCTTGCTGGTTGACTGGGTTGCGCCCGGTTGACCCGGGTTTGCGGGCTTTTCAATCTGACCAAATGGCTTTCCCTGCCCTTGGCCCGTGCCGGGATTGCCACTAGGAGAGGCTTTTCCACTCCCGGCCTGCCCTTGACCCCCGCCAGACCCGCCCGGGGGCTTCTGGACGTTAAGCCGGGTGTATATGGCTTCTTCGGCCACGCCCTTGAACTGAGGGTCTATGCAGTAATTCGACTCCGGTTGCGGGAACGGGAACGGATCGGCCAGACCCTTTGCCATCACCCCAGCGCTGAATTCTTTCAGCATCAGGTTGACCGCGTGATCGGTTGCCTGATTCCAGACGTCCCAATTGCAGGGATCGGGAGCGCGCCAGAGATGTCCAAACATGCAATGGCAAACCTCATGACACAGGACGGTCACCAATTCCTGATCACTGAGCTTGTCACAAAACGCTGGAGAGAAAAGGATTCGCTCCCCATTGGTGCAAGCCGTCTCAACCTTGTCGTCAAACTCCACCGGCAGCTTGACCACTCCCGGCGCGAAAAACGGCACCGTGAACAGCACCCGCATTTGAGCGCGCTCTATTCGCTTCATTCGAGTTTTATCGTTCATGTCAGTATCCCCATTGAGAGTTACCCGCCCGGCCCGATGGGTGAACCGTCCACGGGATCACTTCCCACTGGTAAGCGCGCCGGGCCTCAGCTCGCTCTTTCGGATCAGCTTCTAAAGCCACCATGTCACGCTTCCAATTCGCGCCGTACTTGCTGGCTTCTGTTTTGGTTTTGAAGATAACCGGGAACACGCCGGAAGCGTGACCGTTATCCCAAGCAATTTGCCATTGCTCCATAATAATTTCCTTTCAGTAATCCGCTCACGTCATTGTGAACAGAGAGGGATTGCCCGGCAAACGACACCGGGCAACCACGCTCTAGCTCACCACTTTTTAGAAACGGGAAATGCCGCTCTCACTTCGGACAACGCCTTTAGCAATGCGGGATCACTAGCGCCTAGCGCTCTCACGACCCGCCAACCGGTTTCGCTCATTGACCAGTCAACGAACACCCGGGATCGGCAAAACTTATCAACTAACCCGAGTTGCATAGCTGACCGGACCAGCGCAGACCAGTACCGGCATTGCCGTATCTCCGATTCCGTTAGCGGTTTCATTTGGTGCTGGCAGCGCTGACAACCTCCTGACCGTCCTTTGTGCAGCTCCATGCCACATAGTCACGGTCAAAGTGGATCGGCTTATAGTTGTCCGGGAGAGTACCGGCCTTGCTCTTAGCTGACTCCGCTTTGATAGCGTCCCGCACCGAGAATGCCCGGAACGGTTGCGGCAACCGGTTCAGGTATCGCAACGCCGGGCCAAACGTCCCGCATTTGATTTTCGAAGCGAGCGCCATCGCCACGAAGTATTTGACGTCAGCTTTTTCCGGTACCAGCGCGCCCTCAGGATCGGCCATGATTGCGTTAATGTCCGGCAACTGGTTGACCAAACCCCGGTAGGCCAGATAAGCAGTCGCCCGGCCCTTGCCGACGCAACCCGCGATAACCTCAGGATCATCGAAGCCGTCATTGATCCATTCCGCAACGTATTCCCATCCCCGGGGACACGCGCCGTCAATCTTCATCGACTTCGAAGGTTTCCAATCATGGAGCGCTTCATTGTCGTTTCGAAGGTAGCCGAGCAAACACGCTGGCCATCCCTTGTTCAGTCCGTAGATAACCGTATCGTCAATGAAGCACTCGACTTCAACGATGGTATTCCACCGGCTTTTGAGCGGCTCAATCATGCCCTGCACGTCAGCACCGTGCCCCACGTCATTTGATGACGCGCCCACGACCACGCAATCAGGGAGCGTGCGATTGTCGATCCTGCCAAACTGCACAAGGTCAACAATGGCTTTCAGGGTTTCGCCGTTCGCCATGCCCAAATCGTCAATGTGGAGATGGGTAGGTTTCGTTGCGCGGAATGCCCGGGCGATCCCGTCAAACAGCGCATGAGTTGCATCCCCGCCCTCGACCAATGGCGCACGGGGGTAGCCGCCGATTTTCACCGGGGACATTAACGGGGCAGTCACCCCGATGTAATCGTACCCCAGCGCCTTGCACACTGATTCGCGCACGAATGTTTTCCCGACGCCGGGCTTGCCGAGTGTCAGGACACGCTTTTTCTTAACCAGCGCACGCCGGAAGAAATCTTCAAACTCACCAATTCTCATAACTTGCTTTTCCTTTCAGTAAACCACCGACCGTCATTGATCGGCTTCTACTATAGCCAAGGGGTGATGCTTGGCCATAGGTGAAGCTTATCGTTTCTCCATCCCGCGAACGATTATGGATTGACTTCCCCCGGCTTTCCACCCTCGGACACGTGCAAGCACGCCCGACACGTCACTTCGGAATCTTTCTCCGTAAACCAACAATGGAAAGCTCCATTCCAGCAAAGCGCGTGCTCACGATGCACGCCGACGACCGGCACGATTTTGTGAACCTTTTCCCGATCACTCACGGGATCAGGATTGCCGCGTTTGAAGATGCTCACTTGGCACCCCCAGCACAATGCCCGGCAACCGCCGCACGCGCAGCCGCTTTCAGGATGCACACGCGCCCGGCCAATGAATCACCGTCATCCGGTGCCCACTTCACACCGATCCACCGGGTCAACATATCCCAGCTTGAAAGAGGGATAGAGTTGAAGTGATCACCGGCAGGACACGCACACAGGCGATCCAGCCCAAACCGATCCACGACCAGCTTGACCAGACCCGGCGTGACGTACTGCCCGTAGTACTGTTCATGGGTAACCCGTCCATCCATGTAATCTTTTCGAGTAAACATATTTTCCTTTCAGTTAACGACACCCGTTATTGAATGCCGAGAGGGACGCGCCCGAAAGCGCGCCACGCTCGAAACTCACTCCTCAATCAATAGACCGTCAGACTCATCCAATTCCATTTGAAGCCACGACAGCTCCTCACAGAATTGATACGCCCACTCCACAACCTCTTGCGGAAACAGCTCCGAGTTTTCCGTTTCTCTGCCCGTTCGGAGAGTGAAGCCGTACGCATCCCCCGCCGCCGAGAGAAACGTAAGCAGGGTTTCAAGCCCACCTTGCAAGCAGCCACCTTGGCAACCGCTTTGCAGGTCATCCCCAGCGAATTCCTTTCCCCCGGGCAAATCCACGTACCACTGAAAACGCGTGCGCCCATCGCGCCCATCACGCCGGGCGTACTCAATGGACACAAACCCATCCCCCACTTTCACGCCGGGCAATAGACGCGGCGTGATGATGACAGGTTCGATCAGCTTCACGCGTTCCCCCTTAGCGCAGCGAGCACGCCATCGCGCAAGTAAGTCTGGACTTCACCGGTGTTCATATCGTCAATCCTGATTCGCCGCTTGTAAACCCACAGCTCCTCATTCCACAGGTTTTCATCCCACGACCCGTCGAAACAAACGTACTGCCACCGCATCAGCTTAGCCACAGTCCCCAGCGACACGTTGACCGGGTGAACGAAATCCGAGCACGCGCACCCAAAGAGCACGTCATCATTGTACCGGCTCAAATCCTCATCCGACGCCGCCAACCGACGCGCCAACTTAATCTCAAACGCTGTCATAATTTCCTTTCAGTTTCTTGTGAGCGGAATTGCCCACGGTCAACCGCCCGGGAATCAAACCCGAGCGGCTCAACGTGCGACTACTCAAGCGCCATCGTCTCATCCTCATCCGTATCACTCTGATCCATCACCCCGTTAGTTCGCTCGAAAGCAAAATCACCGGGTTTAGGTACCGCGTTGGCAACCTCATCATGGCACCAATGACACAACGTCCCAATTTTCCACCCATCGTCACAGTCCCACCAACGAATGGGAGCATAGTTCGGCTCATCAGCATTTGTCTTCGGCGTATGACCACAAATGCCGCAGTAATTGTACGAGATGCGCAACGTCTTTGCCGTCAGTCGCTCCGCACGCACCTGACAACCGCTCTTAACCTCGCTCACTTGGCACCCCGCTTCCCAAGGTGCGACCAGCCCCACACCTTTCCATTCAACCGCTCCAACTCCATCACCGGCACCAACGTAGTCATCCGGTACCTGCCTTCCATCACCCAAACCTTGGCCATCACCGGCCCCGCCACCGTAAACATGAATTCGAATTGCATAACTAATTTGCCTTTCAGTATTGCAGAAGCTTAATTGCCCCTACACCTTACTCAAATGGTGATGCTCAACAACGTACCACCGCTCGCACTATGAATACCCTCGCTCCAATCCCAAAGCCACGACCCCCACGCAAACGCCCAAACCGATCCGAAGCCAAAATCGTTTCCAACGCCCGACTCATCATGGACTTGCTCGTAAGAGACGCCTGCGACCGGAAAACTACGCCAGTCGTCCGCTCCACCATTGCCCGTGCTTATGCCGTGCTTGGAGACGCTATCCGGGTTTGGCGCGGTGTTCCTTCTCCCGGGCAGTTGCGGCCTGACCTTGACCCCGTGCAGCTTGCCAAAGCGCTAAAGCGTTCGCGCTCCAGACACCCGATAGAGCTTGCCTCACTCATCACCTTCGAAGCACCCAGCGAGACACCGCCAACGACCACGACCGAACAAAAAGGAAAGGAATCTCTTTCGCAGGACGGGACCGTCCCCACGGACCCCACCCCCGGGGGGACCTGAGCGACCGGGCCTCCTTTTCACAACCCCCCATTTTATCTAAACCGTTTCCGGGGTGATTCAGCCCGTGAAATTGGGTGTGCGGGCGCTGTGAAATCCCCCTCTGTACTCCCCCTGAGTATGCCTCTGCCTCTGAGGGGAGACATTTCGTGACGATTGCGACACGTCCGGGTGATTCCGCAGATTCCGGGATGTCACGTTGATTCCGGTTGACAGTGTGACATAGCGTGACAAAAGTAGTAAGAAATGGACACATCAAATTTGCATGGGAGCTGGCAATTTTCGCAGCCTGAGAAGCCGGGTTTTAAGGAGCGGGTAATGCGGCGGCTTTGTCCTTGGCGACCGTGCCCGGTGCCGGAGCTGCCGTCGAAGTGGGTGGACGTGTTGACGGTAGTCTCGCGGTGCGAGGTAGGATTTTGGGATCGGGTGAGGATATTGGTGACTGGGAGGCTGGAGGTAGAGAGCCGGGTGGGGTGTGAGAATTTGGTGGGGCAGACGAAGACGGAGAGTGTGTTGCGCGCCGGGCGGCATTGGAAGGGAGCTTTCTGTGTACGGTAGAGTTTTTGAGAGCATGTACGAGGGGAGCATGATGGGGGCGGGCAGTCCGATGTTTGCGGTTTGGACTTACATAATCACGAAGATGCGGGGTGACGCGACAGTGGGGGCGCAGGTGGAGCTGAACCCGAAGCTGCTTTGCATTTTGATCGGGGAGAAGGAGGAGGTAATTGAGCGGGTGATTGGTAAACTTTGCGCGCCTGATCCCAAGAGCAGGACACCGGAGAGTGAGGGGCGGCGGCTGGTGCGGTTGGGGCAGTTCAGTTATCAGGTAGTGAACGGGGCAAAGTATTTGGAGATAAACAACGCGGAGCAGAAGCGTGCGGCTGATCGTGCCCGGAAGCGAAAGCAGAGACAGCGTGGTGGTACCGGCGCGCCGTTGCCGGGAGAGGCGGCGTACGTGAAGGCGCTGGACAATGGGGATGCGGCGGGAGCGGCTCGAGTACTGGATGGGCTAAATTCGCCGGTGATCCCGGAAAGTAGTCCAGTCTCGCGGCCAGAGGAAAATGGGGAAATTCCTGAGATTCCGTTGCGCGGTCAGAATTTGTCAGCGACGAGCCAGTCACCGGGAGGCGGTCCTTTGAGCACGGAGCCGTCTCCGGGACAGCCGAGCGGTGAATCTGAGGGAGCAGCAGAGTCAGGCCGGATGATTGACGGCGAATGGGTGCCGGATTGAGCGGGGCTGATGTCGGGCTTGCTCCTGACTTTTTCGTACAAGGATTTTGCGTGAGTTGATGCCCGTTCCATTTCGGATTTGGTCACGCGGCTCTCCGCGCTGCCCGCCCAAGTTTTTGCAGAATCCCGATGCTCCTGCTCCCGAAGCTGGCGCGCCAATTCACGGAGCTGATCGTTTGCGGGTTCACTGTGGCGATCCGCCCTTCTGTCATTGTCCTCAGCCTGAGCCTTGAAGCGCCCGGCGAGATATTCACAGACGCGTTGCGCCATGCGGTTGCTGTCGGTGGACGGAGCGGGATGCGGCTCCGAGCGCATCGCTTCAAAGCAGGCCATGATGGCGGCGATGAAATCAGTTTCCGTGTCGCCGGTGATGGAGAAGCGAACGGTTTGAGTGACCGGCTCTTGCGCGATGGCGGCGGTTGCGGCGACTGCGCCCATTTGGTTGTTGCTCATAAGTTTTTTAATCTTGGTTGGCGGAAGCCAGTACCACGGAGTTTCAAGTATCCACTGGCTCACGGTTCAATAAGGATCGTTGTCACAGTGCGGCAGGCAGGCCGGGGAGAGCGGCACGGTTTCTTTGGGCGGCTTTATCCGGTATTCGAAAACGCTGTCACCCTTGTTCAGCCGCCGCACGGCAGCGCGCACCACGTTGGCCGGTGACTTTCCAAAGCGGGTCCATTTCAGGTCACCGGTTGGAAGATATTTCCATCGGCTCTTGCAGCGCCATTCGATCACCACAGCTTTCACGCTAAGGAATCGTTGATGGTGAGCGAGTCAGGATCAATCGCGGGCCAGCTCTTTAACTTTTCGAGCAACTCCTTAGCACCGCGCTCATGTTGGCTGGAGGCAAGCTCCTGAGGATCGGACCGATCATGGAAGCGACCGATGACACGGTACCGGAACGGACCTTTACGCGGGTGTCCCCCGCCGCAGATGGGGCAGTCTTTCACGTGTTAAAATCTTTCTCCATCGCTTTGTGAGCGGCTTCCTCGTTCACGGCTTCCAGATTCTCACGATGCTGCATCTCCCGGTCCACGGCGCGGCAGACATCCAGATACGCCTGAGTGCAGTAGGGACTGGACTGATCAATGCGGGCCTTGGCGCTCTGTCGGGTGTTCTGGATTGATGCCGTGGAGATTGCCGCCAGTTGCATGATGTGCAGCTCACGCTCCTCCTTGATCTGAATTTGCACAGCCGATAGAATTTCTAAAATGCTTTTTAACTTTTCAAGGGTGTTCATTTGTGGAGCGCTTGAGTGACCTTCCAGTTTTGGATGGCGAGTTTGGAGGATGGCAATTCCGACGTCATGTTTTTGCACTTGTCGTTGTTGCAGATGATTCGGTAGACGATGCCGGTTGGCTTTTTGAATTTGGCGAGCCAGTGACCACCGTCCCGACCGCACATCCAGCATTTGCCAACGTAGACGGTGAAGTTGCGGTCTTCATCGGGGAAATGCAGGCCGTCCTCAGTCCAGTTTTGGACCGCGCAAACCACCTTGGCCTTGCGCTCTATCCTCAGCCGCTCGACTTCCCGATCCCGGCGCAGCTTGCGCATCTCCCGGGCGCTCGACATGCCCCGGGTGTTCATGAGGGGGAGTTGCAGGCTCACACGATTTTGTAGTCACCGAGCGGAGTTAAGTCGTGCCGTTCCCAAGAGCTGAGTGGAGTTGATGGATCGTCCCGGGCGATCAATGCCGCGCTGCGACCGGCGATCAAATTTTCTGGAGTCATGCCCATCAGCTTAAACCTGAAATCGGTGTGGAGTCTCCAGTATTCCGGCAGTCTCAGCTCCGGGTGACACCTGACAACGCGATCGTACTCCTGCTCACTCATGTGTTGCTGATCAAAAGGTAACCGAGCTTTGCCTGTAGCTGCCGAATCTTTTTGCCGTAGCGGTGACGGCGCTCCATTGATCGGGCGGTTGTCAGGCGATTTTTGAATCGCTCAATCGCGGTGCGAGTTTTATACTCCTCAGCGACCCGCAACTCATCTTCCCTCGCTTTACTGTCCGACCACCAAGAGGATGTTCTTTGCATCAGTCAGGATAATCCCGTCAGGGAATTCATGCACGTGTTCGGCGCTTTTCTGCACGATCACCAAGTCACCGTTTTTGACGTTGCCCTGCCGCCAAGCGCGCTCGCTCATGTTGATGACGAGCCATTGTAGCCGGTCATCGTTTCGGCCCATGTCAAACAGGATGCCTGACTCGGAGCGAAACCGGCGCATCGGCTGGAGCGCCACCAAGTTTTTTACGAGACGAAGGACGCGGGTTTGTGTCACTTCTTAACCTTTCTATGCCGTGTATTGCGTTCGATCTTCTCCAGCAATTCACAGGCGTAGCAACTTAACAGTAGGCTCAAAAAGCTTTCTTCCGACCAAGCCTTTTTGACCGCTGTTGCTCTATTAAAACCGTCTTTGGAGTTACGGATCGGTTTAATGATCATGGGATTAGTCAGGTTTCTTTTTGTCAGGGTGCAGTTCAGCCCGGCGCGCCAGCTCCAGAATCTCCTCAGCATACTCAGGATCATCCTCAGCCGCCGCGCAGGCGTAAGCTGTGAGCGCCTTCGCCGCGTATTTGTCTTTGAGCCGGATCACGAAGAAATCAGTCCCCGGACTGTTGCCGAAGTCAACCACGTGAACGGGCAGCTCGTAAATCGGCGTGCAGTGAGAGTTTGCGCTTTCAACGAGATGGTGAACCTCACGCAGTTTGATCAGCGCGTACTTGCCGCGCCCGTTCAGGTTTAAGTTACGATCCAGTTTCATAGTTTTGAAATCACGCAAGCGTCCCGGAGGGTACCGGGCAAAGGATTTGAATGGGGGTCCAGTCCACCGCTCACGCTAAAATAGTTCCCGGTTGCTGTCACGCCGGGCCGTGGGCGGGCATCAAACACAGCGTTACACCCGCCGAGCAAAATCACCGCCACTGAGTTGTTAGGGTTTACTGACACTGAGGTTTTCACACTACTCAGCCAGCCGTTGCCGACTGGCGTTTTCGCATCATAAGAATTCTGGCGCGGAGACAGCCAGCGAACGGCGTAGTGACGCACGCTCCTCACGCCGACCGCCCCCGCATAAATCACTCGCCGTCAACGTCAACATCTTTGGGCGCTTTGATGATCTTCTCTTTCCCTTGCAGCATGTACTTCACGTCATCGTAAAAGTAATGTTTGAGGTTGTGCTTGTGAAAGAGCGCCGTCAGGACAGCCGAGGAGGCTTGCTCATTCTCTCCCGCCTTCATGCGCTTGGCGCGGTGAGCGAGCAAATCGCCGAAGGCTTCTTCGACCGCTTTGATTCTCTTTTGCTGACTGACCCCTTCGCCCTCTACGCCGGGCAGGTCTTCTGGTTGTGGAGGCATTATCGCTTACCTTTCTTTTTGGTTGTTTGTTTACGGATGCTGACCAAATTCGAATACATCTCCTCTACGCGCAATGTGCAGTGCCGATGACCGTTTTCAACATCGTGGAGATAGGAGTGAGAAACTCCACCCCTTTGCGCCATATCACGGAGCGTTAGACCAGCCTCCAGCCGAGTCGCTGTAAGTGACTTGGTATCGACTTTCCAAATGAACCCGGTCCCGCCGCAATGCTCGCACAAAGCTTTATTTTTTACGATCACGGGCACAGCTGTAAATCATGTAAGCCTTGCATGTCAACATTTTACTTGCAAAATCTTTTCGCCGGGTGTAAGAAACGAGTCAATATGAAAACCCCTTCGATTAAACCCCTGTGGAAATTCTTTGCCGGGACACTGTTCTACGCGCTCGTTCTAGCCGTCCTTTCGTGCTTTAACGATTATCGGATTGTCATTTACGGCTTCATGCTGATGAATGCGCTGGCGTTCTCAATGGCGCTGGCGGCGTTGATAAAAAGCAAAGCCATTGTGGCGCTGATCCTGTGCGGGGCGCTGGCGCTGGCACCGGCGCAGGCCGGGGAACAGCCGCCTCCTCCTCCTGAAAAAGATTCGGCGGTGCTCGCTGGTTGCGCGATCCTCATTGTCGGCGCGATCATCGTTTACGGGCTTTGGAAGCTCTGCAAGAAGCTGCCGAGCCTGCCGCCGACAACTCGAAACCCGCCAGTCACCAACCCGCCGCCGAATCCAAATTTCGTCTTCGGCATGGACACCAACGGCCCGGCGCTCGTAATGCCAGATTGGAAAATCACCCAGCTCAACGACTGGGACACGGCGGTGATGACGTTCCAAAGCTCAACCAACGGCGCGGATTGGAAGGACGAATATACCGTCACCAACTGGTTCAACAACGCCCAATTTGTCTCGATCATTTATTCGAACGGCCTGCCACTGATGACGAATTTTGGCCCGTGCTACTGGACAAACGGCACGATGGTGAGCGATTTCGGGCCGGTGATGCCAGCCAAGGAAACGATGGCCCTACGTCTCTGGCGCGGTGTGCAGTTGCAATGATTCCCGGACCCTGATAGAAACCAGCCCGTGGCTCGACTAAAAAACCGCCAGATGCAGATTCCAAACGGACTGCAATTTTATATCCCGCAACTCAAATGGAGCGCGCCTCCTTACTCTTCAATGGATTTTATCGCCCGAGCGGTGATCAATCTGTTGAACGCCAACCCGCGAGTGCAGGCGCAACTCCAGTGGGATTTGTCGATAGGCGGCATGATGGACCGGATAGATGAGTACAACGCCGCCGTGTGTCTCCAGAGAGGTTTCGCTCAATACGTAATGGCTGAGGGAGGTCAGCCCGACCCTCCCCCTTTTCTCGGTCATCCGAGCCAGAACCCGAGCAGCCCAAGCGCACTAGCTGCTGCGGCAGGTAGCTTGAAAAAGATTTGGGCAGGCGTTCGCACGCTGAATGAATGGCTGGACGCGGAAGCCCCGGCTGTTTCTCCCGAGGTTTCAACATCGCGCTCCTCAGTGTGCGTAGCCTGTCCTCAAAATACGGCTGGCGATTTCACGGCTTGGTTTACAAAGCCCGCCTCCGAAGCGATCCGCCGCCAGCTCGACAAAGCCAAGGGCCGAAATCTCACCACGCCCAACGACGAAAAGCTAAACGTGTGCGGAGTCTGTCTCTGCCCGATGAAGCTAAAGGTTCACGTCCCGCTGGAATATATCCGGCGCGAAGTCTCCGACGAAACCCTCTCACAGCTCCGCGCCGTCCCCGGATGTTGGATAGCTAGAGAGCTGGCAGGATCGTGATGACCGCTGAACAAATGCGTGTGGCTGTGGCGGAGAGTTTGGGTATTCCCGTTGATTACCTGAACATCTGTATGTGCGGGGAATCTCGTGATAGTCAAACTAAAGAAAGATTATGAGCGAAGTGAATAAATCCATCAAGGTCACACCTATCCACGATTATTCTCCAACCGTCCCTAATGGCGTCAGCGTGACATTGCGGCGGGCTGAATTGCCGAGGTCAGACTATCACTTCTGCGCCGTGCCCAAGTGCAAAACACAAATAATTGACGGTGCACCCCACTTATGTCCGCATCATCAATCCAACTTCTGCCCACATTGCCAAGGGCACGGACAACGGCTGCTATATCACAACGAGGCGCTTACGCCGTCCGTTCGATTTAAAAAGTGCAGCAAATGCAAAGGGCGAGGAACACTAGGCGGAAAGGTCGAAGACGCTCTTAACCAAGCAGCAAAACTAATCAGGAAGCAATGAAAACTACATCCATTATGAGTGAATCCATACGACTTAAACCGGCAGAAGATTGGGCTTCCGAGCTAATCGAACTATCAGAAAAACAGGGCGGCATTGACTCTGAGCAATGCCTAGTTCCCATCGTGCAGGAAATCCGCGCCGAAGTGCTGGAGAACGTGCGGAAATACGTTCAGGAGCAACGTGAAGATGGGGAAGCGGACCTGCGATCGATCCTATACCACCTCAAATGGCTGGCCGGACCCCAAACGCCATGACCCCCTCTCTTGTCGTCGTTCTGTCGATTTGCGTGCTTTGCACCGGCTGCTTGAGCCTGCCCGACACATGGAATCTAACCGAAGCGGTTGACCATCGAAGCGGCGACCTGTCCACCTACGTTGGCGTCAGTGGTCCAATAACCTATCCGTGGAAAAGGAGCCAAACGCCGTGAGCCTACCAAAAGGAATACCGAATAAACGGGCCAAAACAATCCACGAAGTCGCAGAGATGGTAGGCATTCCAAAAACCGTATCCGAACAAATTCTGCAACAGGTGTTGGCCAACACTGCCGCACTGGAATCTTGCGCCGGCCACGATTTTTCTATCGCGCTGGACCGGCACACCAAAAAGCCAATAAAGAATCCTACACATCATCAACAAACATTCGACTGCAAGTGGCGGTGCTCCAAATGCGGTGGGTATATCGACGCCATTAACCGAACTTGGTATAACCGAGGGTTGAAGGACGGCACCAATCATTGACCATTTTCCACCCTCCGACCAACGAATACGCAGAGAAATAATTTATGAAATGTAAAAACTGCGGTCGTAGGCACAGAGTCTAACCTTTTCCGTGAGTGATGCGCGTTGCGCTCGTTTACGTTTTCCCGACAGTCGATCCCGCGAAGTATTGCCCCGCCGCCCGTAAATTCGTAGAGAGCTACATGGAGCATCCGGGCGGTGCCGCCGACCATGAGCTTCACGTCATCGTCAACGGCACCGCCTCAGTTAAAGAAGCCCGGCAATGGTTTGAGCCGCTCTCGCCGGTATTCCATTCGCACAACAATTGGGCAAAGGATTTGGGCGCGTTCTACCTTGCCTCTCAGGCGATTGATTGTGACCTGATGGTTTGCATGGGATCACACGTCAACTTTTGGAAGCCCGGTTGGCTGGACGTGATTGTGAATTCCTACCTGCACATCGGCCCGGCAGTTTACGGGGCATGGGCCTTTCAGGAGCCTACGCCGCACATACGGACCACTTTCTTCTGGCTCCCCCGGGAGATGCTGGCGAGCTATCCCTATCTTGAATCCGACGCTGATAGATACGCGTTTGAGCACGGCCCTCAGAGTATCGCGCTCTGGAGCTGGCGATTGGGCTTTGAACCGTTTCAAGTTACATGGGCCGGGGCGTACTCGCTCAAACACTGGCACGCGATTCCGATAGAAGAAGCATTGGCAAGGGACCAACATTCCCTTAGAGATTTCGGGGAATGAAAGTCGCTGTAGTTTTCATCTACCCCGAGAACGGAGGTAACGGTCACCTTGACCGGGCAATAAAATTCATCGCCAGCTACAACGCGCACCCTGCCGGATACGTCCACGACTCGGTGATAATCTGCAACGGCGGCAAGGCCGACGATCAAACCCGGTTCCTGTTTGAGTCTATGCCCAACTGCCAATTTCTGGAGCACGACGATAGCGGATTCGACATCGGGGGATTCCAGTTGGCGGCAAGGAGTGTGCCGTGTGACCTGATGGTTTTCTGTGGTGGCAACAGCTACTTTCGCGGCGCGCACTGGCTGGCTCGCATCGTGAACGTTTATCAAACCTACGGCGATGGACTTTACGGATGCACCGGGAACCAAGGTGACTCACGCTTCAACGTGTTCCCGCATGTTCGAACTACCGGATTTTGGTGTTCGCCGAAGCTAGTCAACGATCATCCGTTGCGCGTCACCAACAATGCCCAGCGTTATCCCTACGAGCACGGCCCGGAAGGTTTGACCACGTGGACGCTCAGGCAGCAAAAGCCCGTTTGGATTGCGGGCTGGAATGAAGTGAAGCCGCTCCACGACTGCGACTCTATGCGCGGCGGATTCCACAACGCTTCCCAAGAAAATATCATCATCGGCGACCGGCTCACGTGCCCGCCGTATTATCACTGCGAATAATGCCCCTGCCCATTGCCGTCTTCTATCACTGCCTTTTCCAGATCGGCAACGATGCGGTACCCAACGCGCTAAACGTTGTCCATGAGCAGATGGCCATGATGAAAGAGAGCGGGCTGGAGGAAGCCGCTCAGGAGATTCACATTGGCGTGAACGGCGGGGAGGAGAGCAAAGTATATGCTCAGGGATTGCTCCCGGACAAAGCGCAGGTCACTTACCACGGCTTGGACAGCCGCTCTGAAAATCTCACGCTGGTGATGATGGAGAAATGGGTTAAGACTCACCCGCAATGGGCGGTCCTGTACTTTCACTGCAAAGGATCGACTCACGCCGAGGGCAGCGATTACGGCACGTTCGCGGGCAACTGGCGAAGGCGCATGATGCACTACTGCGTAACGCACTGGCGGCATTGTGTCGCCGACCTTTCTGTTTACGAAGCGGTAGGGTGCCACTGGCTTACCGGGCAGGGTTGGGATCACTCTCAGCACTATTTCGCGGGAAACTTCTATTGGGTACGATCGGAATTCTTTTCAACCATCCCCAGCATCTTCACCCGCCGCCGCATCAAAGATTCCGGGATCGGTTCATTGGAGAGCAGGTATGAGGCTGAGGTAATCCTTGGCAACGGCCCGCGCCTGCCGTTCATCAAAAATTATTATGCCGGGCCAATCGGATCGTGATAGCGTGAGCCTATGACGGCAGAGATGCAGAAAGCTTATGATGACGCGGCGATCCCTTTCGCCGAGAGCGGCGGGGCAATTGCGATGGAGCACACCCGGCTAAAATCGTGGCGCTACTTCTTGGAGGTTAATTCCGTTTGCAACCTGCATTGCCCCACCTGCACGAAAGGTAACCAGAAAGGTTACGATCACCTGACCGGGGTCATGGAGCCTGAGTTGATGGAGAAGATTCTGGACAAGATTGCCTCCGAGAATCCGAACGCGATTGTGTTCCTCTACGGCAACAGCGAGCCGTTTTTGCATCCCCGGTTACCTGAGTGCATCGCCGCGATCAAACGGCGCGGTCTGCACCCGGAGTTTTCCACCAACCTGAATTTCATCCAGCGCGTTGACGAAACGCTCGCCGAGCAGCCCGACATGATCATCATTTCGCTCTCCGGGTTTACTCAGGAGGTTTACGAGAAGGGGCACGCGGGCGGTAAGATCGAAAAGGTGATGGCCAACATGGTGACCATCGCGGAAGCCAACGCGAAGCTGAATCCCAAGGTAAGAATCGCGGTCAATTACCACGTGTATAACGACAACGGCCATGAGATTGAGCTGATGAAGGAATACGCTACCGGTTTAGGCATTGAGTTTTTCACATCGCTCGCCCGGGCAATCTCAATGGAGAACGCGATCCAGTATTGCCGATCCAAAGACCCGCTGGCAGCTCCGTTTGAGATTCAGGCAGGCAGGCCCGACTGGAATACCGCGCTGCCGCCCGTTGGCCAGACCTACATCGACACGATGCAGCGCCTTAAAATCCCGCCCGATCAGGCCCGGGAGTTGTACACCCATCACCCGATGCGCGAAGTCTGTCCGGTGGGAGCTGGATCAATGTTCACGTTTATCCGGCATGACGGCAAGACGTCCATGTGCGCGTGCGTTGCCGACCGCAGGATCACAGTTGGAGATTATTTGGACACGACTCCTGACCAAATGATTGAGCAGAGGACCGGGCACTCCATTTGCAAGCAGTGTCTTTTCTACCGGACAAATCTTTACTTCCATATCGTGGACCGGGCAAAGTGGCGCACTGATGAAATCACCGACTAGCGCACTGGCAAACTCACTCCTCACCGGATTGAAGGGAATTGAAATGGGAGCCTCAGCCCACAACCCTTTTGGTCTGGACACTCTCAACGTTGATTGGACCGATAGCCTCGACACGTCTTGGAAGAAGGAGGAGATGGAGCATTGCGGTGAGACTGCCAGAGTCGATGTCATCGCCGATGGCTGCAAACTACCGTTTGAAACCGGCCAGTGGGATTTCGTAGTTAGCTCGCATTGTCTGGAGCACAATTGGGATACGTTGGGCGCGCTCAAGGAATGGCTCCGGGTAGTGAAGCCGGGCGGATTGGTTTTTACGATTTTCCCGCATCCAGAACGCACGTTCGATAAGGGACGGCTCCGAACCAAATTGCAGGATTTGATTTACCGGCACGAGGGAAGGTATTTGCCACCGGACATGGTTGGACTCGTTCCGACCGTCCACACTTGGGTTTTGTTTCATCACACGGTCTGGCATTTGGAGGATGCTCTGGAGGCAGTCAAATACATCGGCGGCTGTGAAGTAGTCGCCACTCAGGAAGCCGATGACAAAGTAGGGAACGGTTTCACCTTTGTGATTAAGAAACTGTGAATGGCTGGGTAGTCCATTATCCGCAGCACGCTCCCGGCAGTCATAGCCATGTTTGCTTTTGGTGCCCCGGCTGCAATCGGGCGCATTGCGTCCCGTTCATAAACGCTCCTCCTCCAGCTCCAACGGCACCCGTGGTTTGGTGTTACGACGGGAACCCCATGTGCCCAACAATAAGTCCGTCATTGCGGATAATGTTCACCGATGGGAAAGAGAGCGATTGTCACGTAGTCATCACCAGCGGCATTCTGAATTACCAAACAGATTGCCGTCACGCGCTCGCTGGTAAAAGTGTACCTATGGAGCTGTGGAAAGAATGAAGACGCTCGACCAAATTGCGATTGAGCATCAGACCGATAAAGCCAGCCAGTTCACGCGCACGTACGCCAAGCCTCACGACTATTGCCGACACCTTGAACGGTTCTTTGATCCGGTGCGCTACAAGGCAATTAAGATTTTGGAAATCGGAATCGGCGGCGGCGAGTCAGCGCGCACGTGGCTGGAGTATTTCCCAAAGGCGTTAGTTCACGGCGTTGACATCGTTCACGACACGAACCCGTACAACACCCCCTTTTCAACCGAAGTCCCGCGATACGTGTTCAATTGCGGGGATCAGACCAGCGAAGTTTTTTGGAAGTGCTTTGTAGCCGACTATGGAAACGAGTGGGACATCATCATTGATGACGGCTCCCATATCTCCAGCGACATCATCACCACGTTTGGATTCCTTTGGCCGAGCGTGAAACCGGGCGGTATCTACGAGATTGAAGACCTTAACGTTGCTGCCGATGCCAAGGCTTGGCTCCTCGCATTCGTTGGGAACATTCACGCTGGAGCTGGCGACGTGGACGCGATCCACTTTTCGAAAGAGCTTGCGATAATGCGCAAACGGGAGTAATCGCCTGTCAGTGAAACAGGTGCCCCTAACAAAAGGTAAGTTTGCTTTGGTGGATGACGAGGATTTTGAACGCGTCTCGAAACTCAAATGGCGCTACATCCGGCAGAAGCATCGGGGATACGCAGTAAGGACCGTCAAGATCGGTGACGAAGAGTACACGCTTCCCATGCACCGCTTCATTCTGCCGCACGACCTTCCGCACACAGACCACCGGGACCAAAACGGACTCAACAACCAAAAGCATAATTTGCGGCCTGCTACTCGGTCACAGAACGGACAAAACAGAAGGAACCAAAAACACTCGTCACCGTTCAAAGGAGTGTTTTGGTCAAAATCGGCTGACAAGTTTCAAGCTTCTATCAGTGTAAACAAACGCAAGATTCACCTTGGGTATTTCACCAATGCCCGGGAAGGAGCGTTGGTTTACGACTCCGCAGCGAGAGAACATTTCGGAGAGTTTGCCAGACCAAATTTCACAGAGGAGGTTTCCCTTGGAGTTTAAAAACGGCGATGACGTCTCCAGCGTTTGCTGGATGCTAAAGCAAGCCGACTACTACCGGGGACAGAACCGCGCCCGGATAAACGATTTGTTCAACGGTGTTCCCCCTTACAGCGACACGGAGGTTCAGGACAACCACATTTCGGTCAACGTAAACTTTCTGGAGAGCACCCGGCTGGCGCACGACGCCCGATCCCAGTTCACCAACGCGTTCCAGAAGCCCGGCAAATTCTTCACGGCGCGCACCGACACGGGAGCGCGGCACAAGCGCCAGTCATACGGCTCCATCGTCAGCACCGCGATCAATCGCCGGATGAAGAAAAGTCTGGTTTACATGGAGACGTTGCGCTCCCAGTTCGCTCTCGACATCCTTCACGGGATCGGCCCGGCCACATGGGAGGACAATGAAACTTGGTGCCCCGATCCTCGCGGCATTGAGGACATCCTGATACCTGCCAACACCCACCTGACTTTCAAAAATCTCCCTTTCTTCGCCGTCATGCGCAGCTTCACCGCGACCGAATTGATAAAGCTCACACGCGGGCCGCACGTGGACCCGGGTTGGAATATGGAAGTGGTGAATTCCGCGATTGAGTATATCGACAAGGAATCCAGCGCCCTCTTTGGAAACAATTACCCGGAAGTTTGGTCACCGGAAAAAATTGCGGAGCGGATCAAAGGCGACGGGACTTTCTACTCCGGTGATTCGGTGCCCACCATCGACACCTTTGACTTTTACTTTTGGAGCGATCAGAAGGACAAAGAAGGTTGGCGGCGACGGATGATCCTTGATGACTGGAGCGGCAACTATCAGGCCGGGGTTGTCTCATGGTCCCGCAACGCCAAGATGGATTTCTCCAAGGGGAAATTTCTGTATAACGGTGGCGCTCGCAGTTTCGCCAATACCCGGGAGGAGCTGTTTCATTGTCAGTTCGCCGACCTGTCAGCCGTGGCCCCATTCCGGTATCACTCAGTACGATCGTTGGGCTTTCTCCTCTACGGCGTTTGCCATTTGCAAAACCGGCTCCGGTGCAAGATGCAAGAGGCGGTGTTCGAAACCCTGATGCAGTTATTCCGGGTGAAGTCGATGGACGATGTTCAGCGAGCGCTTAACGTGCAGCTGTACAACCAAGCTTTCATTGATGAGACGGTGAACCCGATCCCGAGGGATGAACGTTGGCAACCCAACGAGGGACTAGTCCAACTCGGTTTGACCGAAAACGCTAACCTGATCACGCAGAACGGAAGCGCTTACACGCAGCAACAGAATTTTTCCGGGGAGAGCACGGAGAAAACCAAATTTCAAGTCATGGCCGAAATGAATGCCATGCAAGCGATGGTTTCAGCCGGGCTGAGTCAGTCGTACGAATACCAGAATCACCAGTACATCGAAATCTTCCGGCGCTTTATGCGGCCCAACTCGAAAGACGCAGACGTGCGTGCAGCTCGCGCCGAGATGTTGAAGAAGGGGGTACCGGAAAAGCTTTTGGTGCCCGAGGTTTGGGACATCGAAAGCGAGCGGATCATGGGCGGCGGCAATAAAACTCTGGAGATGACCATTGCCCAGCAGCTCATGGAGTGGCGCGATAAATTTGACCCGGACCCGCAGCGAATGATTCTCCGCTCCGCAGTGTTGGCGATCACCGACGACTCCGCGCAGGCCGAGGAGCTGGTACCGGAGACTCCTCAAATATCCAACTCCATCCACGACACTGAGGGATTGTTTGGCACGCTGATGACGGGCACGCCGGTCACGCCGAAGGATGGTTTGAACGCCGTCGAAGTCGCTGGCAAGACTATCCAGATGATGCAGAACAAGGTGAACCAAATAATGAAAGAGGGAGGCGTTGGCACCCCGGCTGATGTGTTGGGACTCTCCACGGCGAACACCTACGCGACCGCTTACATTCAGCAGCTCGCAAAAGACCCGGACGAAAAACAGGTTGTTAAAAAGCTGCAAGACGCTTTGGGCAAGGTAATGAACGAAGTGAAGGCAATGGCCCAGCGCCAGCAGGAAATGCTCAAAAAGGCCCAAGAGCAACAACAGCAAGGCAATGGTAAACTTGATCCAAAAGACGCCGCGAAAATCCAAGCAACAATGCTCGCCGCGAAGGTCAAAGCGGATAATTCCAAACAATCGAATGCCCTTAGAACCGCTCAAAACCAAATCAAATTTGAGCAACAGCAACGTCAGGACGAGGAGAAGCATCAGGCGGAACTTGCACAAAAGGAGATTGAGGCACAGCAGGACATTCGCCATAATCGCCTGAAAAGCATTGAGGATTGAAGACCATAGAACTAACTCACGGAAAGTCAGCGCTAGTAGATGACTCGGACTTCGACCGGATAAACTCGATGGGGAAGTGGCAGGCTGTTTTCACAAAAGGTGTTTGGTACGCCAGCCTTTCAAAACGGGAAAACGGCAAGAAAAAATTCATTCGGATGCACCGCCTTATATTGCCGCTTCCGACCGGCAAGATCACCGACCACCGCGACCGTAACGGTTTGAATAACCAACGCAAAAATTTGCGGCCAGCGACCCACAGGCAGAGTCAGGCCAATAAAAATATAAGCCGTAACAACACATCGGGAATTAAGGGCGTAACCCGTCACAAGGCTGGAAAAAAGTGGCAGGTAACAGTGTGCGGAAAATACATAGGGCTATTCCACACCAAAAAGGAAGCCGCCAGCGCTTACAACCGAATAGCCATAAAAGTATTTGGCGAGTTCGCCACACCAAATGCCTGAGGGCTGGTACTGGACCGACGACGAAGACGCGCCGGAAGATTGCGACGAATGAAACCCGTCTCTGATGTAACGTGTGCAGTGATCGACTCCGGGCTTTTCCTGCCGGTAGCTTTCCGAATGGCCGAGGAGTGCAAGCGCGTAATATTCTCACAGCCTTGCGAGCAGACCCCGTGCAGCGTTCGAACGGCGTGCGTAGGTGACGGCTTTCCCAACATTGAACAGGTCCGGGACTTCTGGCCTTTGTTCGATGAGATTGACCTTTTCATTTTCCCGGACGTGAACCACTCCGGGTTGCAGCGCCACATTGCCGCGATGGGAAAACCGGTGTGGGGTACCGGCGCGAGTGACGTTCTGGAGCTAAACCGATCATCGTTCATGCAGATGGTGAAGGAGCTGGAGCTGGACGTGCCCGGCTATCAGGAAGTGCGCGGGATCGAATCCTTGCGGCTCCATCTCCGTTACAAAGAGGACAAATACATAAAAGTCTCCCGGTACCGGGGAGACATGGAGACGTTCCACTGGCGCTCCTATACTCAGGATTCTTGCTGGCTGGATGCGATGGCGGTCTGGTTGGGGCCGGTCCAGAACAAGATGAGGTTTCTCGTTTTCAATTCTATCGACACCGACATTGAGCTTGGAGGTGACACCTACTGCATTGACGGCCAATGGCCGGGCGTGATGCTCAACGGTCTGGAGTGGAAAGATAAAAGCTACTTCGGCGCGGTCACCGAACGCAAAGACGTGCCTGAGGAAACTCTCCACGTGATGGAGGCATTTACCCCATTCTTGAAGTCTCACCAGTACCGGCAATTTTGGTCAATGGAGGTTCGCGTCAAGGGGGATAAAGCTTACTTCATTGACGCGACTGTACGCGGCGGGTTGCCGTCCTCAGCCTCTCAACAATTGCTTTGGGGAAACTACCCGGAGATTATTTGGTCCGGTGCAAACGGTGAGCTGGTTGAACCGGAGCCGGTGGCAAAGTTTTCGATTGAGACGATGGTTTCCACCAAGCCCGAGAAAGATTGCTGGGACGTGGTACCAATCCCGGAGTCGATACGCCGAAGCTGCCGGTTTTCCAACTGTGCGATGATTGACGGATGTTACAGCTTCCCGCCGAGCGAGCTGCGCGGCGGTGATTTGGGTTGGCTCTGCGCGATTGGCGATAGTCCCAAGGAAGTGCTGGACGTGATTAAGTGGATGGCCGACCAACTGCCGGATGGTCTGGACGCGAAGGTTGAAGATTTGGCCGGTGTCCTCAAAGAGATTGACACGGCGCGTAAAGAGGGGATTCATATAACAGACGCAAAAGTGCCAGAACCGGCAGCAGCAATCGAATGAACGCAACAACATCATCGGCTCCCCGGACAGCTCCTCAGGCAATGGTTGACCGGAATCCCAAGTACGATCGTATCTTCAAGAAGAAGCCGAAGGCCGGGCGACCGGCGAAAAATTGCGCCAAACAGTTTTGGGTGAAGTGATGCCAGACCAAGAGCCATTCCGACCCGGACACCTGCCCTCCTCTCCTCACGTTCACGTTGCCAACCGGGATCAGGCCAAGCCGATGCTCAAACTTTTGGGCCGGATGATGAAGGCAAAGCTGCCCGGAAAGCCCGGTAAACCACCGGCGCGCTCGCACGGCTCTGGAAGAAAAGGGTTGCAAGCCAACCAATCTGTGGCGATAAAGCACAAGCAGATTTTCTATTGAAGGTCTGCGCAACAACAACAACAGCTAATGTGCCATGCCCTCACCAAATGTAGCGCCCATCAAAAATCCTACTCCCCGTGATCAATTCCGAGAGAAGGCCGACAACATCTCCCTCCACCGGACCCTCGTAGATTCGCCGCAGTTTGAGCGCGGTGTTCACTTCACGATGCTTGAGTATCAGAGGATGCTTTCGACTCAGGTAAAGGACGGCAACAGCGCAGCCGCAGCCGGTTACAAATTGCAGGGAGCTATTGAAATCATGGGCGTGCTTCGAATGCTCGCCGAGCCTGCCCCGTCCATGCCGAAGCTCGCCAGTCAATCCTTAGATCACAACGCTTAATTTTTATGCCCGCCGCCATACCAGCCCCACCCGCCGCTCCTCCTGCCTCCGGTTCAGTCGCACCGCCGTCCGGTGGAGAGATTCACGTCACGCCAGCGCCGACCGGCACCGAAGGCAATCCCGGCTTGACACAGCCGAAGGAAGGCAGCGCCAAGGCCAAAATGTTTTCCGAGATGCGGAAGAAAGCGGGTGTGCCCGACCCCGCTCCCGCCAAACCGAAAGGCGCGGCGGCGGCACCTGTCCCGGAGCCTCCTCGCCCGGGCGCGGAACCAAACCCAGCCCCGGAACCCGCAGCTCCAGAACCGGAGCCAGCGCCGGGCGAACCACCCGCGCCCGGTGCGCCTGCCGCAGCCGCAGCTCCAGCCGATCCCAAAGGCAAGCAAAGCCCGTGGAAGCTCGTTGACCAGTTCAAGGCCCGCGCCGTTGCCGCCGAAGCCCGGGCGCTGGAGTTGGAAAAGAACGCGATGCCGGAAGCCAAGCGCAAAGAGACTGAGGAGCGCCTGACCACCTACGAGAAGCGCGTCAAAGAGATGGAAGATGATTTGCGCTACTTCAACGCCGAGAAGTACGACCCGGAGATTTTGAAAGCGAACGCCGACTATGAGCGCGCTTGGAAAAGGGCAGTGTCGGAGCTGTCTGAAATCTCCGTGATTGACGGCGCTACCCGGGAGCCGCGTGCGGTGACGTCTCAGGATATTTTTGAGCTGGTAAATATGCCATTAGGCAAGGCCCGGGAGGTTGCCGTTGCCGCCTTCGGTGACTTCGCCGATGACGTGATGGCGCACCGGAAGGAAATCAAAAACTTGTTCGAATCCAAAATGACCAAGCTGGAGGAGATTAAGAAGACCGGTGCCGAGCGGGAGCAAAAAGCCAAAGAGCATTACACAAAAATGCACGATGAGTTGACCGGCCAGATCAAAGGTACTTGGGAGCGCGAATCTGCCGCCGTCCTCGCCGACGAAAAGGTTGGGAAGTTTTTCAAGTCCCGGGAAGGCGATGCCGATTGGAATACCAAACTGGAGAACGGTTACAAATTTGTCGATGAAGCCCTGAGCGGTAATCCCAACGATCCAAAGCTTACTCCAGATCAGCGCTCGCTTATCATCAGGCGGCATGTCGCGGTCAGCAAACGAGCCGCCGCTTTCTCAGCCGTTCGACTGGATTTGGAACGCACTCAGGCCAAGCTGGCGGCGGCAGAAAAAGAGCTGGAAGGTTACAAAGCCTCGACTCCGGGGATCAATGGAACACTGCCCGGCAGCACAGCGCCGAAGACCGGCAGCGCCCGGGAGTCACTGTTCGCGGCAATCCGGGCCAAAGCAAAATAGTTATGGGCATGGTAGATATTTTGAATCGGCACCTGTCGCCCGCGCAGATTCAACAGCGCAACTGGATAGAAAAAAACAAGAGCCGCCGTATGACGCGCCGTATGAAAGAGATTTTGCCGCTCATCTGCAATGACCTCTCCAATACCACGATTGCCCGGCTCCTTGGAGTATCCTTCAAAACGGTGGAACACCACAGATCGAAGCTCAATAAATTCGCTGGAGTCCACTCAGCTATTGGCCTTTACAAGTGGGCTTTGGTGAACGGCTACACCCCGATGCCGAAGAAGGAAGACAAATAATACTTTGACAGATTTCTAAAGCAGGAGTAGAAGCCTCAATAGTTGCTCTGCCAGTGCGGCAGGGCAGCGACGGCCAAAAAGGCGATCAGTCGCCGAAGACAACGCCGCTTCAAAAACTGAAAACGAGAGAGCACGTGGACACCACGATGCCGACTTTCGTAACCAGAAACCGCTTTTGAAGACCGTTTTGTTATGAGTTGCCCGACATCAGGAATTATTCAGGCTTGCGATTTTATCCAAGCAATGGTGGATCAAACCCCGCGCTTCGATGAAATGATCATGGAAGACATCCGGCCCAGCGACGGCTGGCTCTACAATGTCTCCACCGGCTCAACCCCCAACGGCACGCCCGTTGAAATCACGCAGGATCGTTTTCGCTCCGTGTGGCCGAACACGACCAAGCAATGGACTCGCAAAGTGGCTAACGGCCCGGGTTGCACTGGTAACCCTTGCGACTTCACCGAGCATCAAATCGGTTGGGGCGCGGATCGGCTGACCTACTACGCCGAGCAACAGAGTTGGGCTACGCCGTTGCTGTGCTACGACCAAGACATGCACATCACCGCCGCCGAGCAACACATCTCTCAGATCATCTCTGAGATTTTGAAGCCCGCGACCACGGCGATCAGCAGCAATTTCCTCCGCAAGCGGCATCTCCTCTGGAGCAAGGTCAAGGCAGTTGCGAACGCCAATTTCGGCGTGACCGGCACGGACGGCGTTTTCACGTTCACGTGGACCTTGGGCGGCATTAACGGCGACGAAGAAATCTTCTTCGACTGCTCTGCCCACCCCACCCGTATTTTCAAACTGGTGCCTCAGATGCTCCAGAAGCGTTTCAACCCGCTCATGCTCATCGGTTACGCGGGCAAAAATCCGTTCAAGGATACCTCTCCCTTCATCGAATTCGTGTCTGACATGGACACCACTTGGGAGCTGGATCACCTTGGCGGGCAGACCGGCGTTGGCGGTGCCAATAACCCGAACGTGCTTGGCAACTGGCGCTTTACGCAGTTTGACGACAGCACCAAATACTGGAGATACGGTTTCTCCGGGCAGATCGGCAACTATATGGTGCGCGTGGACCCGATGGGACTCAGGTTCAATTTCGTCACCGACTTGGGAGCGGCAGCGGCTCCCAACCGTTTCCGGTATCAGGTGATCCTGCCGTATAAGAATACGGTCACCACCGGCGCGGGCGGCTCCGCAGGTATCGGCTCCGATTACAACCCGGACTTCGACCGGGCGCAGTTTCGCCTTTCGCAAATCCATCACAAGAAAGGCATGGAGCTTCTCGTTCCCGAAGGCGCTCCGCTCAATCCTGAGCTGCCTTTCGGTCATCGTGATTTCGGTGGCAAGTGGCAGTTTGTCATGGACAACCTTGGCGCTGACCAAACCGGTGCAGTGATCCAGAACAAGCGCCGGAACAAAGGGCAGT